TAAATCTTCTAAACCATTCTTTCTAGGCGCTCTCATTAAGTATTTGAGTGCATTCCCTACGTGATAAAATACTGACGCCGATTTGTACGTCTTACCTACTAATTCGATAATCATTCTTGCCGAAAATTTACCGAACTGATAATGAGGTGGTTCGTGTACCATGTCTTGTCCTTCCTTCATATCCACTTTACGTGTGAATGGCTCGTTTACTCTCACAAAGTCATCATTATCAGTAAGTGTGAATTTATAACCGCCTGCATTCTCAACCTCTGCATACCAAACTGTTTTCAAACCTTTTTCTTTTGCATACACATGATTGACTATGGCCGTTTGCATAGCAGTAATACCTTTAAACGATGCTTGGAACTGAACAATATTATCTACTTTCAAATCAATTACCCTTACATTTTCCATTCCGCTACCCCCTCTGCACATTGCCGTATTGATCTGTTTTGACTTTGGCAAATACATTGTTATCGAATAAGTGAATGCAATATTTATCAAATACATGTTTTTGTGGTGTACCGTTAAATAAATGTGGCTTGCGCTCTTTTAATCTATTTAACTCACGTGCTTTTATACGTTCCTCACGCTCTCTCTGTTCTGCTAAGTAATTCATATCATCATCGCTTTCCTTTTCATAAATTGTGTATTCTTCCGGTATAACTTCTTCGATAGGTTGTTTTCTAACTCTTGAGAATATTTTTTGTGTGCTTAGATTATGTTTTTGTCGCATATCTTCGAAATCTGACCTTTTAATGTAGTAAGTATCATTAAATACTGGTACTGCTAGATACACACCATTCTTAAACGGTACAAAGTTATGATTTAAATAAATCGCATCTTTAATGTTCCAACCCTTTGCGATACGTTCATCAAATGCATCGGCCGTTACCTTACCTTTACGCATTTGATTAATTTCGTCTTTCGATAATGTGTATTCTTGACCTTTGTACATAATTCTTTTCGCTTTCGGCATGGTGTCACTTCCAATCTGCGTAACTGACACTAACGTCAGTAATGTTTTTGATATTATCGAGTAAATTGTCAGGATCATTTTTATATCTATTAGCGTAATGTTCGATATAGTTTTCTCTATCTGCATGTTTGTTTATCCAAATAGGTTGTTCTACTTCGACGGTTAGATCGAATGTGAGTTTTAGTGTTTCTTCCTGCATTACACTTCCTCCACTTCTAAAATAATTTTCGGTTCCTCTGCATATTGCTTAAAACTGTGTATTTCAACGATTTGATTATCGTCTTTCCATAGGTGATCGTTCGCTGCATCTAACACAGTTTTGATTAAGTTATCTATATCTGGTTTAGTACGTTTGTACTGACCTATCGCTATCAGTTTCTGTTTTTTCGACCAACTCTTAGGTGGTTTAAAATAAAAATAAAGCGACACCTTAAGTTGTGTATTCAACATTTTTTTAGGTAACTGGTTCTGTATAAACTTCTTATGCGACGTATATGACGCTGGCATGTATGTTTGAACAAATCTACCTGTATTTCTGAAACGTGGACGAGGCGAGCCAATAGGTGCCTCATACGTTTCGTTAAAGTTAATTTCTATCTGCACGTTTTCACTCCTAGAATAAGAATTCATCTATTGTTGTCTGCTGTTGTAATTCTTCTTTTCTAAATAATTTATGCTTACGTTTCATCTTTGCTAACTCATCTTTAGTCACAGATACTTTAAAGTACTTATCACTCATTCCACCTTTATTAGCAAGATAGAAAGTACCGTCATCTCTAGGCAGAACCCTAAGCATTTCCCAACCATCGCTTTCATATAGGCTATATGCGTTAGGTTGATTTTCTATAAGTCCCATCGCTTTGCCTCCACTTCGTATCGTTTTCGATAATGTCTTTCACTTTCTCGTACTCATCGAATGGCGATATTCTTTTCTCTTCCAGCAAACGATTGATAGCCCGACCAACTTCAATAAGTAACGTTCCAATGAGTTGATCGTTGCTATAATCTCGTCGGTACATTGTTCCAAGTAACTTTTTGTATTCGATAACCGTCATGTCATAAACCTTTGTGTACGTTTGTAGTATTCAAATTCGATGACACCTGTTTCTCCGTCTTTATTCTTAGCAATATTGCATTCAACTATCGACTTACCGAGTTCATCTTCTTCATCTTGGTTGTAGTAATCATCTCGGTATAAAAGCATGGCTAAACTTGCGTCTGCCTCGATTCCACCTGCTTCTTTCATGTCAGATAACATAGGTCGTTTGTCATTTCGACTTTCTACACCACGACTAAGTTGTGAAAGTAATACGATAATTGCACCTGTTTCGTTTGCTATTATTTTTAAATCACGACTTATTTTTTCGATACCGTTCCTACGGTCTAATTTGCTATCTGTTTGCATTAATTGAAGGTAGTCGATGAATATGACCTGTTGCTTATCTTTATTCTTCATGGCTTGCTTACGGACTTCCTGAGTGCTTACGTTGCTTTGTGAATTAACATCTATTTCCAGTTTCAATATTTCGCTTGCAGCACTTGTTAATTTAGTTAAGTCATCGGCGCTTAAGTCTGATTTTTTCTTAATACGTGACAATTCAATTCCAGTCGCTGCAGATAACATTCGCTCTAATATTGCTACGCCTGTTGTTTCTAAACTAAATAGCGATGTCTTATAACCCTGTTTAGCGATATTAAGCATCATCTGAAGCGCAAACCCTGTTTTACCTACTGAAGGTCGCGCTGCAATTACAATGAGCTGTGTTGGCTCTAAACCGCCTATTTTATAGTCCATTAATGGAAACCCCGTTTTAATGATCTTTTTAGGTTCATCGCTATACAACTCTTCTACAAACTCGTCTACAATTTGTTTTGTACTTGTTTCGTCTGTCGCACTAATCAGTGATACTTGATTTAAGTCAGTAAGCATTACTTCAAACGATTGCATATTAGGCGATTGGTTAAATTCATTGATTACTTCATTTGCCTGTGATATTTGATAGGCTTCCAATAAATTTTGTTGGTAGCGTTCAAATATGCCATAACCGATAAAATCGGAATTATATAGTTTTTGTATCGTATCGAAATCTAAAAAGTTTTTATTCTTTGATGTTTCTAAAAATATTTCTTGATGATCCACCTTGCCGACTTCAAATACATATTCCATAAATGTTCTAAAATCGTCGTAATAGAACATATAAGGTTTAACACGCAACTTTTCGATAAGTTCAGGTTTTTTCAGCAAACTTGAAATAATCGTACTTTCAACATCTCTGCGTTCATTCATGGTTGTTCACCTCGAACTTTCTAAGCTGTTCTGCGAAGTCATCAAGGATCTTTTTTCTTGCTGCTACATATTCAGGGTCGTTTTTCATTTTCCAACGATGCTCTTTTACATCATCTGGCGCCTCTTCATATTCCATTTTCTTAGGTGCTTTTCTCATAATCTTAGGTAAGTTAGGTGGGTATGAATTGCCGGAATTAATGTAGTTGTTTAATGTTTTTAGTGTTGGTTCGTAATCACCATTTTCGCTAAGAACTTCTATCCATGTTTCTAACTTTGGTTTATCGAACTCTAAATTATAGATGTTCCTAATTTTTTTGATGATTTGTAACGCTTCTTTCTTAGTCATACTCATTACTCATCACCTAATTCTTGTTCCATTGCTGCAATTAAATCATCGGTTTCATTAGATTTCTTTTTCTTAGGTGTCACTTTAGCTAGTGCTTTCTCTTTGGTATCTACACCTTCGTTATTCCAATTTCTTAATACTTTGATTAGGTAGTTAATACCTTTCTTATTTTGTTTACAGTAGTTAATAGCTACTTCTGTTACTTCTAGTTTGTTTCCTTTAATAAGATTGAGTTCATCTTCTAACTCCTGTACTTTTAAAGGACTTTGTATCATTTCTAATTCTTTACTAACTAATTGAAAAATTTGTGACGTGTCACTGTCACTCTTACTATTGTTATTCTTATTATTGTTATTCTTAATACTGTTATTCTTAGTACCTACATTTTGTCCGTGTACGTTTTGTCCGTGTACGTTTCGTACGCGTACGAATTGACCGTGTACGAAATGGTGATTAATTATATATATCGTTTTACTAAAACCGTTGTTTGTTCTTTCTCGTGTTTTACTGATAATGTTTTTATCTAAAAGTTCTTTACGGTGCTTATAGAAACGCTTTTCACTTATGTTCAATTCATGACATATTAGTCCGATACTAGGAAAAGCAGTGTCTTTACCTCCAGCATAAGAAGATAAATAACTGTAAATTGCTTTTGCTTCAATGCTTAGTTCTTTATCTTTTAAAACTTCTTTATAGACAGTTCCATAACCACCAGTTATATCTATTAATCTGTCACCCATGAAGTCACTCCTTTCAACATTCTGTTTAGTCGTTCATCCACATCAACCCAGCTATCTGTTAAGTGATATTTATTATTGAATGTGTCCATTCCTATCTGGTGCTGTTCCGTATGATGTGAACGACATAGCGCTAATACTTGATTGCCTACATGATTTATCTTGTTACGATTACGACCTTTACCTATTGCATATCTATGTGCTAAATCAGAATGTGGTTTACCGCAGATAACACAGTTACGATTGACCGTAGACCAATATAAAAATGATTTATCTTGTTTGAGTAAGTCGCTTGTTTTATAGTTGAGTGGGATATTGTTATGAAACACCCAGTCGAGAATGACTTCGATTAATTCTCTAGCTTGTCCTCTTGAACAATTACTTAATGACAAGCGTTTATCATAGCCATTTAGAAACGTTATATAATCTTGGAACATTTCCCTCATGTACTCTCTGGGTTGCCCTGTATAAGCCTCTATATCGTTACAGAGAGCAAACACTTTCCGTCGTTGCTTATCAGTAATTAGGAATGGATCAATAGCTTTAACTTCACATTCAACTTCCAGTCCGTTATCCAGTAATAACGATGTTTTGTTATCTATATCTACACCCTCAATGACAACGGTAGTTGTACCGTCATCTTGAGTAATGTAGTTTTTGATTTTCGCCATCTACATCAGTCCAATAAGAAAGGCAAATCTGAGTTATCGATGTCTGTACCATTATCAAATGGATTATTTCCTGCTGTTGCTTGTCCTCTTTGTTGTTGAGGTTGGCCGTTTTGTTGGTTGCTACCTTTGCTATCTAAGAATTCAATTCTGTTAGCAATCACTCGTACTACTGAACGATTGTTTCCTTCTTTGTCTTGAAATCTATCTTGTTTCAAGTTGCCTTCGATTAAGATTTTGCTACCTTTAACACAATAGTTATTAAGTAGTTCAGCAGTTTTACCAAACGCTACAATGTCGAAGAATGAAGTGTCATCTTTTTTGAATGGGTTATCTACTGCTAATGAGAAGTTAGTTACTTGAGTTTGTCCTGCTTGTTTTAGTTCTAAATCTTTAGTGATACGTCCTGTTAAAATAGTTAAATTAGTCATTCGTATTCTCCTTATATTTTTTCGCCATTGCTTGAATGTTATTGATTGTAGTTACTGCTTGTTGTTCAGACATTGACGTGTAATCTTGTATTCCAAATGTACTTTCTGCTTGTTGTTGCGTTACGTCTTTTCCTAATGACTTCATCAAATCAACAAAATCAAACACTTCTTGTTTTAGAACGCCAACCGTTTTACTACTTACCTTGTTATATTTTTCTTGTTTTTGTTTAGCATCTGCATCATCTTCATCGGTTGGAATATTGAAGAATTTCATTAAGAAGTATCTTTCCGCATAAGTTAATGCAGTACCATGTGCTTTCGATACATCGTCTTGTTGGCCTACTGCGAAGAAAGGTACTTCTAAAATTTCTTGTGGATTATCTGCATTGATCCATTTATAAGTCAGTTTCAATTTAATAATATGTTCTGGCTTACCTTTCGCATTTGTGGTTTCAGTTACTTCTTCGTTTTCTGTGTATGGTACAAGTAATAAATTATGTTCAATCATCTTGTTTCTTATTCTATGAAGGACTTGAGAGCCACTTACGTAAGAATAGTTGTAACCTTTGGTGTCTTTAGTAAAACCATCAATATTGGCTTTAACATCTGCTATCTTTTGAAATAAATTAAGTTGTTCAGCCATCGTTTACCTCCTCCAAATCTTCAAAACTGTATACTTTACGCGTTTCTTTCGTTTCAATCGTTGATACTTCAATCAAGTGTTTATCCCAGTCAATGTCTATATCTTGCAAACCATCGAATTTACGAGCATTACGTCTTAAAGCATTGTAATTAGCATATTCTTGAGCAGTAGGTTTATTAGTGATCCAGCGTCCAAAGTAATTATCTTTGATGCGATATTCTACTTCACAATTTAATATTGGCTCTTGCATCGATATACTCCTCCAGTCTTTTATTCGCTCTGTCTGCCCTAGCGTCTGCGCTTTGGTACAATTCCATATAAAACTTGATGTCGTTTTGCAATTCTTCAATATGGTCCTGAGCAGTTTGATACTGGCGTTCTAAAAATTTATAATCATTAGCAAGTAAAACTAAGTCGATACTGTCTTTACAATATTTGTTAAAATCCTTTTTACTTACCTCTATTGTTTCGGCCATAGTTGACCTCCTTCGTGTATTTTGGTTAAATTAAGTTGTATATTTTGATTAAATTCCGACTGTTACTCACGCCAATGAGTTTCAGTCTTTTTTTGTGCGTAAAATAATTTGTCGAAAAACAGATACGTTACTGCCGACGCAACCATACCTATTGCTAACGCGTTAGTTATGAATACGCTCATAACCATTGCTAAGAAAAATGTAACGTTAAACATCATTCCTGCGATTATGGTTGCTTTGTCTTTGTTAGTCATTGTTATTACCTCCTTAAAATTCATTTGTTTTACTCATTAAGCTATTTTCGATAAACTCCAATGCCGGTTTAACTTTGATGTAACGTTTGCGACTATCTTCAAATTTGAAGATGAATTTTTGAAACTCTTGATTAGGCGCTACTTTCTTTTCGAAGTCATCTTTCGACAAACCACTTACTTTAAGAAAATCTTTAACATTTAAGAAGTGTATATATTCTTGCGTCATTTTTTACTCCTTCCTTTCTAATAATGAAAAATTATCTTTAAACTTTATTTGACTGTTATTATTCAACATTAAATTTTGTTGACCGATTTTAATTGAGGATGTAGGTATTACCCAAAAATGATAAAAGTCGTTTTCAATACCTACAAATATGAAATAATCTGCGAATTTCTGATAATTCTTTACAGTTTTTCCATTTTTTAACCTCATTACATTTTCAGAAATTTTACATTGGTTCTCTGGTTTGTTTGTAAAAGTGAAATTAAAATATCCGTTTTTGTTTATTTTTGAAGATTTAACTTCAACTTTTATATTTTCATTTACCAGCAAATCAAATCTTGATGCTTTATTGGTTAAATTGAGATCTTCAATTTTAAACCCTAATTTTTTCAACCTAGAAATCACCGCTAATTCGCCTTGTCTCCCTACTGTTATAGGTTTAGGTATATTGTGGTTATTTCTATAATGCGTAATAGTGGAACGATGAACTCCCAAAAACTCACCTATTTCTCTGTCACTCTTGCCAAGCTCAATAGATAAATATCTAATAGTAGTTGCTCTGTCGTTCAAATTATTCACTCCTTTTCTTCTCAACGCCCACATTCAACGCACAGTCTTGGCAATGACCTAATAATGTATTACGGCGTGGCTCATATCGTCGCGCACTCTCGCTCTTATACGCTCAATGTGAGCGTTGAAATCGATATTTAGTTAACTAATTACTTTTTCCTTTTGTCTCAATTTTGGGACATTAGGATTAAAAAAATAATCATCCATACTAATATCTAAAACATCACAAATAGCACTAGCTTCATCAATCGTGAAATTGCTCTTGTTTTTATTGATTTTCTGACTAAATCTCGCAGGTGCCATTCCAATCATATAAGCCACTTCTTTATGCGAATATTTACTTTCATCAATAAAATTTCTGAGTTTTTGATAACGTTTAGTATTCAATTTTTTCACCTCTTTCGTCTCATTTATGAGATTACACTAAGAACTATACACGCTTATTTTTTTAGTGTCAACAAATAAATTTCATTTTTGAGAAATAAATTTGTAAAATTCGTTGCATTTTTGGGAACAAACTTATATAATAAGTTTGTAAATTACAAATCAAGGAGAAAAAACAATGACAAAATTTTCGGATAACCTTTCTAATCTTAGAAAAGCTAATAATTATTCTCTAAAAGAACTAAGTGACAGATTAAATTCAAAGTACAATGTAAAGTTCTCTAAAGCGTCAATTGATAGATGGGAAAAAGGAACGACAAGTCCTTCTATGGAACACGCTAGTGCTTTATCTGATTTTTTCGGAGTTTCTTTAGATGAATTAAGCGGCCGTAAAGAATTGGTGGTTGAAGAAAAGCCTAAACATTTAGCAGCACACCTTGATGGTGATTTAACAGATGAAGAATGGCAAGAAATTCTTGATTACGCTGGATACATAAGAAGTAAAAGAAAATAAAGGGTGTATTTTGTGGGGAAATATGAGGATATGTTAATTGAACATGACTATATTGAAGTCATCGAATGCGATAAATTACCTAATGACTTATATGGTCTATGGCTTGGGGATATGATTTTAATTAATCGTAATCTGCCTATCACTTCCAAACTTGAAACACTTGCAGAGGAACTCGCTCATAACGAACTTACATACGGGAATATAGTTGATCAAAGCAAATTTAATCATAGAAAATTCGAAGGTTATGCACGTAGGTTAGCCTATGAAAATTTAGTCCCTCTCAAAGATATTGTAAAAGCATTCTTGCAAGGCATTCATAACTTATATGAACTTGCTAATTTTTTTGAAGTTACAGAGAGTTTTGTACTACAAAGTATTGCACATTATAAACAAAAATATGGTTATTCCACTCGGTATGGTAAATACGTTATTCAATTTGAACCGTTGCGAGTGTTTGAATATAAAAATATAGATTAAACAAAGGAGAGAAATATGAAACAAAACAAATGGATCATGTGGGTAATTTTTGCCTCGTGTTTGTTAGGTTTAGGCACTAAAGGGATTAGTATTGTTGGTTTAGTACTATCGCTAATAGTAATTTCGAAGTATCAACTTGTTGACAGAAAAGCTAAAATTTCTAAATCAGGTGTAGCTAAATTTGAAGAGCCACCTAAAAGAGAAAGTATTAAAGTGGAACGTGAAAAAAGAAAAGAAGAAAAAGAAGAACAGAAAGCTATTATCCAAGAACAACAAGAACAAGAAGCGATAGAAAATTCATATAATTATTTCGGTGTTGATTTTATAGATGCGAATGTATCTAAAACTAGGGAAGCTCCATTTTATAATAAAATTAAAAATGATAGCGAAGAAGTAATTGATGCAGTTAAAGCAAGTTCTACAAAAAGAGTAAAAAAATACAAAAGACATGGGTATCGTTTAGAGACTAAAGAAAAAGGTATTTTGGTGCTAACAACCGAAAATGTATATTTTCTAACTGCCTCACATGGTTTTTCGAAAGCAGTCTACCCAATTAAGAATGTCAATGGAATGAAAACTGAAATGGCTTATTTATATATTACATATGGACGAACTGATCATATTTACAGTGTTGTAGGTTGGAAAAGAAGTAGTCAGTTTATGCAAAGTTATATCAATAATTTTTATGGGTAGCCCGTCTACCCTTATTATTTTTTACCTTTTTTGAGGAGGAATGAGTGAAATGGCATCTTTTACAGTAACAAAACGTAAAAATAAGAACTCAACAAGCTGGCAGTATGATGTAAAACATCCTAGTTTTAAATCTGGTAAAAAGCGTAAATCTGGATTTAAAACGAAAGCAGAAGCAACAAATGCAGCACAACGTTTAATCAGAGATTTAGAAGATGGTAGCAAATTTGAAGATAATAAAAAATTTGAAGATTATTATAACGAGTGGTTAATCATTAAGAATAAAAAGAAAGTATCGCCTATGCAGTTTTATTGGTATGAGAGGTCTTTAAGATTATTTAATGAATACTTTGGCAAGAATATGTTACTCAAAAACATTACACGATCAGAATATCAAAAATTTTTAAATAGGTTTGGGGAAGGACACGCAGATGAAACAGTGCGTAAAGTAAACGGTTGTTTAAGTCAATGCTTAAAAGACGCAGTGTATGACGGTCATATCAAAAAAGACCCAACATATAACATAGCTATAAACGGTACTGTTAAAGCTAAAGATGAACGATACAAATATATGAGTATCACGCATTATTTAGCGATGTTAGATTATTTTAAAAGTAGAGATGAACAAAGCTATATTTTTTTATACTTACTAGCGATTACTGGTGCAAGATATAGTGATTTAATCAATATGACATATAAAGATTTGAACAAAAGTGAAGGTATCATTCACTTACCTGGAACAAAAACAAAGAATAGTAAAAGAGATGTTGAAGTGTCGACTAAAGATGTTCTATTGATAAATTCAAAACTAACTAAATTACCACGACGAATTGACGGTAAACTTTTCAAATTAAGTCACAATGCTATAAAAAAATCGTTTAATCACACTAAAAAACAAGTGGGTTTAGAAAATGATAATATAACCCCTTATTCGTTAAGACACACGCACACATCTTATTTATTATCCAAAGGCTTGCCAATTGAATATATAAGTAAACGACTAGGTCACGCGTCAATTTCTATTACGTTAGAAACCTATTCACATTTACTAGAAGAACATAAAAAAGAGCAAGGTCAACGTGTCAGAGAATTATTTTCTTGACACATTATTGACACTTGCTAGCTTGAAAACCCTTTGTATAAGGCTTGTCGTATGGAGACGGCGGGATAATTTTAATTTTAGAACAAGCATGAAATAGGTTTAGATATAGCATTTATCGCGCATTTTCATTAGAACAAAACAGAATAAAATAGAACTATTTTGACACGTGCTTGACACTTTTGACACAAAAATAACCGGGAATTTATCCCGGTTTTGTTTTATTCAAAATATCCAATTTCTGCAGCAACTTCTGTTAAACTTTCTTTACCTTTCAATACATCTTTAATATAACTTTCTGCATCTTCTCTATTTACGAAGAATACGCTCTCGATATAAGTTTCTTCCTGTTGATCTTTTTCTAACCATTTATCATAAAATAACTTCATATCTTCTTTTTCTAATTTATCGTGATAAGGGACTTCGTAAGTTTTGCTTGTAGCAACTTCATATAATGCACAAACTTTATAATCAACTTCTGAAAGTGTGGCAAATTCTACATTATACTCGTAATCTCCCTCAATATCGATAAAGTATTGTTGTAATCCTTCTACTAATTCAACTTCTCCTAATACTACACCTTCAACCATTTTGTTTTGTAATTCGTTCATTTTTTCTATCCCTTTTTGATAATTATATAGTTTTTCGACTGTTTCCAAGGTTAAGTTCTTCAATTGTCTTTTTTTGTTTCTCAATTCACTAATGTTTCCATACGATACACCTGTATCTTTTTGAATTCTGTAATTTGATATTGATTTATCATCTAATAACTTTTGTATTGTGTTTTTTATCTCACTTAGATTATTCATAAATTTAAGAAATGAACCGAATTAATTTAGAATGTTAAGATTAAATTTATAATTGATAGTATTAAAATAACGATTGATAGATAAAATGTAATTGTAATTCTTTTTTCACTTTTCATCTTATGCACCTCCATATATAATGAGGTTAAGGGCTTTCGCCCTAACCTGTTTAGAAGAACGTTTTAATAAGTGCTATGATTTGAATTATTAGGCTCGCTACCATTAACCAAATCGTTAGTTCTTGTTGACGTTCTTCTTTTTTTCTTCGTTTTCGGTTCATTTCGTTTGTCCCTCCTTTGCTATAATACAATTATATATCATATGAGATATAAAGGCAATACTTTTATGTAATTTTTTTATTTTTAAGCATAAAAAAGAGGCAACCGTCAGTAACAGTTAACCTCAAGTACACTCCGCAGATATGTACCGCAATTTCTATTTGATTATAACATAAAAAAATAGGGCAGTCGCTAGGACTACCCTATTTTGGAGATCTTTGTATAATGTCGTACTATTACTATAACATGTTAATACACTTTTGTAATTCTTAAACGTTCATGCCAAATATAACCATTGTTATTTTTAGAATAAACACGACACCAACCGTCTTTGATTTCAAACACATAGAATTGATTATATCCTGCTCTATAAACATCGTTTGTTGTATACCATTTCTTACCTTTAAATTTAACTAAAGTGGCTCCGTAATGGTCAACTCTTGCTCTAAATTTAGCTTTAGATGATTTCTTCATCGTTTTAGGAGGAATGTTACCTACTTTTAAGCCAGTAGTGCTATCTAGTTTGTTTTTCTGATTAACTATTTGTTTATTCGGTTTATTCGCTAATTTACTTCCACCTGAAGTTTTATAAATATTTTTAACGATAAGACGTTCATACCATACAAAACCGTTATTACTAGCACTGTATACTCTAGCCCAACCATCACGAATTTCATATACATAGAATACGTCGCCCGGTTTATATTCTTCATTTGTTGTAACCATCACATTATTGTGGTTAGGTCTACAAATAGTGACACCTGCGTTATCAGCAATTGCTTTGAAATATGGTTGATTACTCCAAGTTAATTTTTTAGGCGGCTTTTTGTTAACTGTAATTGAACTGTTAGATTGACGTTTTGTCGCTTTAACTTCTTTAATATCTGTTAAATCTACGCTATCATCGGCAAAGTCTGGAACAATGAAGTGGGTTAAGCCTGTATAATCATCTTCACGCAATTTAGCTGGTGTATTGGCATTTCCATCATAGTTTTGCTCTAAGATTGTGAATGTTTTTGTACCACCCGAATTGTCCCAAACTAAACCTGTATGTCCCCATTCTCTATAAATACCTTCAGTATACACTGCAATAGCGCAAATAGGAGGAACATAATTCCTTGTATTTTTAACCACTTTCCAACCTTTAGGCATAGCATTTAAAGTATGCAATTCTTTGGCATTACCATAAAATCTTACGCCACCAGTCACGTGATAGATGAAGTCTACACTTAAATCTGCGCATTGATAAGCATACATTTTATCAAAGTCTACAAACTGACCTTTCAAGCTGTGCATGTATTCAATTGCTTGTTTATACTTAACCACACTTTGTGGCGAAGGTGTCGGCTTTTTGCTTGTTTTCGTTGATAATTTCTTGCTTGGTGCAGGTTTAACGCCATTAATATATTTAGCAATCTGTTTATCTAAATGCTTAACGTTTCGTGAATATCCGCAAGCCTCTAATAAGTTTCCGGGATCAATTTTGTCATCTTGAATGTCTTGGTGTCCCGGCACTTCTGTTTTGTAATCAATGCCCCAATAGTTACATAAATAAGCTAATACACGTGCCATATTATCTAATGACTTACGAGAACGTTTTTGACTACTAGGGAAGTAACTACCTTCCACACCAAATGCTACATCATTTGCATCAGCGTTATACCATTGGTTGTCAGTTGGTGTATTGTATAAAACGTGCCATGCTTTTTCGGTAACTGGAATACAGACAATACATTCCTTATCATCAACGAATATATGAGCGCTAGCAACAATTGACCAATCAATCATATACGTATTTTTATAATAATTCACATTTGTTTGTGCTGTTGTGTTAGGGTTTCCAGTGTCGTGTGCTACCGCAAACAAAGGTTTTTTACTTGTTAAGGGTTGCCCACTTCTACGTGTTCCAATAGGTAAAAAATCATATTTAACTGGGACGCCATTCCATTTTTCTACCATTATGCACGACCTCCACCAATTTTATTATTTTTATCTTTAGTTGAACCTGTACGTGGTCGAACTGTTTCCCAAATACCAGTAGCCATTAGTCCGCTTATTAAACCAGCAAGCAATCGACCACCAATTGACAATTCGGTAACTATTTCAGGAATAAAGGCTGTAATACCACCTAAAACGATACCTATACCAATGGCAATTAAAGGTACAATATTTTTAGGTACACCAGCTTGCTTAACCAATTGTGTTAATGCGATTGTAATAACTGAAATTACTGTTGCAAATGCGATAATACTTTCCATTTCTTCCCACTCCTTATCCAAAATAAAAAGCCGACCTAAAAAGGTCAGCTGTAATTAGTTTTTAAGCACTTTAATTCTGATAGGTCGAGTGCCAATTGTTGTTTTATTATTGTAAACATTAATAATTTTAACTACTATGGTGTTATTTCCTGCTGTATAGATAAATGGAATGAGTCCGTTAGCTAACCCTTGTGAGAAGTTAATGCTAGGTACATCATTATCATTTACACCGTTGATTGTAAATGAGTAGGTTCTTGTTGAGTTAGCTTCAATATCTCCAAAGTCAAAACTTTGTGCTAATCCTAATGTAGGGGATATTTTATCCCAATCACTCCAACCATTAACAGTCCAGTAGCGTTTGTAGAAATAATTTCGGTTGTAAGGGTAAAACAATTGATAACCCAGTACATCAGCGGAACTAAATCTATTTGTTTCTACTGTACCGATTTGTTCGGGGAAGCCAGCGTTATCGCCCGCTAAAACTGCAAATGTTGTACGTTTGAATTTAGGGAAATCAGTAATAACAGATGCACTGTTAAATGTACCTCTTACAGTATTCATACCGCCAACAGTAGACCAATCAGACCATTTACCTCCATTATAAACACGTTGAACAATTGTTCCGTCTATCCCTTCAAACCGTTGAAACGCACGTTGTCCGTATTCGTTCAATTCAAAACGTCTGTCTGTGTATAACGTACCTACACCGCTATCGAATGGAATATCGCTTTTTTTAGATAAGTCAAATGATGTAATTGTGATTTTGCCATCTTTGAAATCAGTTCCTTTAATAGAACTAACGTTTGTTAAATTTTTATTATAAATAATTGGTAAATTACTTGTATCTAATACACCATCACTACCAACTTTAAGGTAATTTTCACTATATTTTACATCACCAATATCTAAAGTGTTTCCGTAAATTTTCATAGCTTCGTGTACTGTTACACATTCAATTTCTTTACTTTTAACATACTCCATCATTTCAAAGTATCTATCACGAACTTCTGTATTTTGTTTAAAAATATTAGTGTGTGAATAGAATACTAACCAACCCTTACCATCTGCTAGAATTTTATCTACACGTTCTTTCATTTTGTTCATATCTGTTTGGTCGGTTAAATCACGTTTGACGTAATAAGTATCGATCGGAGAACTATTAATACCCGGAATTGAACTCATACCTACTTCGAAGTATTGGCGTGCAGCTCTAGGTGTATATTCATTCGAATAACCTTTAGGATAACAAATACCTTTTAAGTCGATACCCAAATTCTTGTAATGCATAATATTATCATACATTTCTTTTTTCTGTTCTTCATAACTCATCTTATCTAAATCAACGTGGTGTGCAGTGTGGGAGTGGATTTCCCAACCATTATCAATTAGTTCTTTTAATTTATCTGGTGTAGATAATAACTCACTCGTATTATATAGACATGCTGTAACTGGTATACCTAAAGATTTAGCTTTAGGATATACAACATCATAGTCGTTTTGGTAACCATCGTCTAAATAAAAAGAAACAAGAGGTCTAACTTTATTAGAATTTTTTGTATATGTTTTATTTTCTATTCTATCCATCTCATCTTTTAATGAGTTACTTCTGCCTCTTGCGTCGGTAATTTCTTCTGGAACATCTCCTTTATCTCCTTTTTCACCTTTAGGACCACGTTCTCCAACATCACCTTTATCACCTTCATCACCTTTAGGACCTTTAAATCTATCTGCATTTTCAAACAAATAACTTCTTAAACTATTTTCTAAATTAGTTTTATATCTAGTATCTAATAGTTTTTGAGCGTCTTGCGACAGAACTCTTGCTACTGCTTCATCCACGATAGGAGTATTTACGACACGTCTAACTCTTGAAGTTAATCCATTATCGTCAATATAAAAATAAAATTGCGCAACTTCTACTCCTTCGTCTTTTTCGTTTTCGTCAGATAACAAATAAACGCTTGCCTCAACTTTACCGATATGGAGTAAAATATCGCTTGGGATATTATATTGAATCAATCCAGCATCTGCTTCAATAATTTCCATTGGTTCCCTAGTAAAAATCGATCCATCTTCCATCATAAGATCGATATATGGAGTAAGTCTTTTATTTCTTAAATCGAAAATATCGTAAAATGTTTCATTTGCATACTCAATTTTTTTCTTTAGGAATAGTCTGAAAGAAGTCGTATTAATATCTTTAGTGTAAAAAACAACATCAATGTTCCCCAAATTGACGCCACGTTCATTAATTACTGCTTCAATATCTCTATTTTTATAAATCATTTTGACACCTCTTCCATAAAATTAGGACTACATGCTGTCAGCACATAGTCCTGTAAATTAAGATTTGTATCTATCTCGTATGAAGTATTCGCCCTTCATACCAATTTGCGAATATAAGTTGTAAATGGTGTTCGCTTGATGCTTACACCAGTTAATATCTGTTGCATATTGATGTGTTCCAGGTGATTGTGGATTCCAACGCATTCTATATAAAGTTTGTTGGCCGTTGTTGATATAACCTCGTCTAACAAACTTAGCACCACCGATAATAGCTTTAGCTGGTGTAGTCCAACCATAACTTTTCGCTAATGTCATAGCGTAGTTAGGATTATAATCATATGCACCTATACCAAAGTAGTTGTATGCTCCATAGCGCCCACTAGCAAAGTTTGAAGTACCATATCCACTTTCTAAAAATGCATGTGAGATAAGGTAAATTTCGTTAATATTGTATTTTTTACAACCGTCTGCAAAAGCTTGTCCTTGTCCGGATAATGTTCCTTTGCCTTTAAGAATTTGATTTAGCTTACTAACTGGAATACCTTGATATTTACCTAAATTAAGCATTTGATAACGCATTTTACTGTTATTCCATATTTTTGCATTATTCATAGCTGCCGATGTAGCACTTCGACTAGCGTTATACCAACCACTACCATAGTTGATCTGTGGCGATTTATACATTTGAATGTTAAGAGCGTTGTTGTAGGTGTATTTACTATAAACGACTGTAACAGTAGGTTGTTTTTTCTTAACGCTAGTTGTCTTGCTTGTTGATGTGTTTGTGTCTTTAGGTTTATCGTTACTTGTTGATGTCGTCTCATCATCTTTTGACACTTCGACTTTAATCTTACGTTTAGTTATTTTATCAGAAGGAATATCATTGAGTAATTTTTCTCTATTTTGATATAGATTGATTAATGCCTCTATTGTCTTATCTTCAACTTTTTTACTTGGCTGACCTTTAGTTACTGTGTCCCAAGCGCCATGTTCTAAAACAGTGCGCCAATATTCACTTTCAATTATGAACGATGATTGTTTCATTGGAATGCTATGAAACTTCATACGACCAATTAGATAAATCATTGCATGTATTTCGTTTAAAATGAAATCGTTTTTACTATCTGAGTAGTCGCCACAAACTTCAATAACTAAACAATCCGGCGCGCTTGGTACTTCGATTTGCTCATATCTTGGTTGCCAAATGTAATTTCTATCAATGTAGTAATGTGGCAATTCTGATGTTCTAATGTATTTGCGTCTAGTTGTATATAAATCAAGTACACTACACATTGTTCCAGCGTCACGTATTAACACTTTTTTAGGGGAACGACCTCTGTCTTTACCTTTTGCTATACGGTGTGGTATAAAGGCTGGGAATTTTGTATCTACATCATCTATTGTGAATTTAATTTCTTTTACATCTTTTAATATAGTTTTTACTTCTTTTGCTTCTTCAGTATCACTCGGTTTAGGCGTTGTGCCTGTGTTGTTATCTTTTGGTTTATCTGGCTCTGTTGGTTTTGGCTTAGGTTTTGGTTCAGCTTTATATGGTGGTCTAACAAAGTATCTAACACCACCCGGACCATCAGAATAGCTGTGCTTAACTAATAATGCTCTACTACCATACGCAGCACTAACTGGACTCCAGTTTTGATCTACTGCTGTAAAATAAGTGGTGGTTGAAGGTCCTACAACAACGTTAGTGTGTCCGTAAGTTCCACCAGTATACACTGCGATGTCACCCGGTTTAGGGACGAATTTAGAAGTATTTGCATATATTTTAAAACCAGCAGGGTACTGATTTCTATAAGCCATTGCATTAGCGTTACCCCATGTTCTAAAACCCCAATATCTATTGAAAATATAGTTAGGTAAGTCCCAACATTGATCGTTTGTATTTAATTTAACGCCTTTCCCTGTATTAATTTCTTAATACACTTGTATAACGTTAAATCGCTCTATAAAAAGAGCCTCATGCTTTCACATGAGACTAGACTATATCTTTATTCATAGATACCATACTTTTTATTTAAATAGTTTTTTCTTGAGGCTATTGCATCAATTTTGTTTTCATAACGACCTAAATATGTTCTGTCGCCTTTATACATAGCGTAAGCCTCGTATTTTTTTATTTTATTTCGATAATATATTCCCGGAAAACCACTTTTATTTTGATAATTTCCGATTTCTTCATACGTTCTTCTATTATTGATGTTAGCTTCTCTTTTTACCCAACGACAATTTTCTTTCGAATAATTTTTATCGTTGTCGATTCTATCTAATTCTGCACCTTCGAAAAAATCTTCTATCATATCATTGTAGAAAGCTTTGTAATCATTGTTCCATTCGTCACATACACTTATTCCTCTTCCGCCATAGTTTTTATAAGAAACATGGTTTGGATTATTACATCTAGCTTTCATACCTTTCCATCTTTGATATAATTTTTTGTCAAAATTTTTGTACTTGTTCATTATCTTAGTGCAACCACAATCTTTTTTGTTTCTTCTTTTTATATCATCATATCTTTTAATTGTGTTTACACCGCATCTATGACATTTACAAAGCACTTTAGTTTTCCCTTTATCGAAATATTGTTCTACAATTTCTAAATATCCAAACTTTTCCCCGATGTGTTTTCTAGTTTTCGATAGTTCCACTTTACCACCTCAACTTAAGTATACACTGTTTGGATAAAGGTTTCTACAAATATAACGCACTGTCTTGTAATTACAAGCGCTTAGTCGTTGAACGTTCCTCTACTGTTACCATAGAGGCTTCGCTGCTGATTACCTAATTCTTAATATTTTTAAACATTCACGCTTACTGTTACCAGTTACGTTGTAGTTATTAAGACTCTAAAGGCTTTCCAGCAATTCACGTTATTTTATATGAGCTATGTTTAACCCATATCTTCCATCAACATTTACACCTTTACGGTTTCTTGCTAACCACTTTGCCCAACTTGCTACTTGCGAAGCTGTTGGTTTACCACGTGAAGGTAAAATTGCCATTTATCCACCTTCTTTTTTGCATAATAAAAAGCCGACACATATTGTGCCGACTTAAAAGAAATACTGTGCTAGCCCAAAAGCACCGACTATAATCGTTCCGACAGTGCCTATAAGAGCCACAGTAATCTGTACGCTATTCTTTTGTTTTTCTGAAATCGTACCTTCTATTTTTTCGATTTCATCTTCATGATTTTTGACGACAAACTTAATTTCTTTGATTGCGTCCCATTGTTTACTGTTAGTATCGTTTAATTGTTTCATTTGTTCATTTGTATCTTTTTGAACTTCGAACGATTGCCTTTGATAAACATTGCCCTCTACAATTTTTTCTTTTAATTCATTGATGTGTTTTAAATTTTTATCATCACCAGCTTTTATCTTTTCGAGTATATCTTCTCTAGAAGTACGCCATTCTTCATACGTGACATGCTTATTTTCTGTCATAAATATCAGCACCTCCAATAAAACCAACTACAAAGCAGGCTGCTGATAAAATACTGAATTGTGTAGTAGAGAGCCAATTAATCGCATGATAAATACTTGCTGATGTCATTAGAAAATAAAGTATCGAACAACTAAAACCTCCAACTACTAACAAGTAATTACAGATATTATTCGTACTTTGTTTAGGTAGAAAAAAAGCTGCAATCATTAAGACTAGGCTAGCCCCTATAATAATAATCCCCCATACCCATATAGGCATGATATGGTGCAAAGCGATATAAAAATCACTATCGCCTAAAACCGTTCCTTGTTCTTTTGTGAAAAAGAAACCTCTCGCAAAAGTAAATGCGCCTAACCCTAACAAAAGAATAAAGTTGATAACTTCGTTAAAATTATATTTCAATAATTAGCACCTTCTTTCCATTAAGTTGTCTCTGTACTATCATCTATTGAAGTATCTACGTCACTTTCTTCTGTGTAACTATCATTTGTACCAATTTCCACTTCACTACCGATATTTAGCCAGTCAGTCCAATTATTGCCAACTTGATTGAGTTTAGAACGTAGATAAATCGCATTTGTTTCATTAGGTGAGAAAATAACTTTGGTGTAGTTACCATAAGCTAATACTTGTAACATACCTTCTGTATCTTCACCGTCTGGCGTATGAAGTGGACCGACCGCATAAAAATATCCAGAAGTATCAACAAAGTCCATTGTCGATAAATCTGGATTATTTATTTCATATACCTCGCCATTATCATTAAATAATGGTTTATTTTGATTTAATTCATTAATTCTGTCAGACACAGCTTGATTGATTAGTTCGTTAAAATTATCTGGTAAGGTTGACGTTGCTACTTCACCTTTATCTGCTTTATTGTCTAAAGCATTGTTAAAATCAACCGTAGTTACATAGTTAGAAAGTGTAGTATCTAAATCTGGTTTAGTAACAGCTCCCGCAGTTTCATCATTTAAATTTTTTCGAATAGAATTTGCTTCATCGCGCATATTTTGAATAGCCGAATTGATGTCTTTTTGTGCCGAATCAACTAAACTGTTTGTTCTTCTTTCAGTATCAGTTACAATTTTTTCTAAATCTTGCTTTTGTTCACTGATAAATGAGTTAAAACTCAATTGAATACTTTCAACGTTTTCAATACCAGCAGACGCAGCAATCAATCTTCTTTCGGCTTCTTCAATTAAATCATCAATCTGACGAATATATCTTACTTTAATATCTGCACCAATTTTATTAATCAATGCGTCTTTAACATAAAATCTAAATTCATTTAAAATGACAGTGTCCGGTCTACCAACTGCTTTAACTCTTACTTGACCATTAACCCACGTATCAGTAGAAGCCTTTAAAAAGTCTCTATCAATAACAAATCGAATGATACCATTTATTGGATCAATGTATTCGACTTTGGTTAAAGAAGTGTGCGAGCCATTTTCAGATTCCACATATAAATCAATATCACTATTTAAACTGCTAATTTGCAAAGGGTACTTATCTTTTTTTACTTGAAAAGTGAGGATAGCAGTATTGACATCTAAGTTGTAAAAAACAATTTGTTCATCACTTAATGGTTTTAAATAAGGTGTGTCACTAGCGACCAATTTAGCGTTTTTATAAATACCGTCAATATCCATTGAACTCATAATTTAACCTCCTTATTTTTTAGTAATAATTTCATTTCTAATATCATACGCGCTTTCGTAATTTGGATAAATTTGAGTAAACGTTTTTTCTTTTTGGTTACCGTAACCAGTTGAAGTGAATGCTTGAAATGCGTTATGCGAGCCTGTTGGAATAAATTTAATATTTTGAACAAGTTGTTTAATATGACAGACACCTTCCGAACGTCTAACTTCAACAGGACACATAACTTCTGCTGTCCGCTTAACATCACTTGGTGTGACGCTAGACATTTGAACAGGAGCAATCGCATTGATAGGTATTGTATGAATACCTTTCGGAAGTTTATGCTCTGTTTTAAATAATTGACGTTCGTCAGATTTACCATTACTACTCCATGGATTGTAGTTTTGTACTACCATTGGACTTACACCAAACGTTGTATCTCTATCAACTTCTACTGTAATAGAGCCATTCATTTCTACAATACCGTTAGCTGTAATGTTAAAACGTTGTTGCGTCATTAACATTCGTTGCCACTTGTTTGTAGCAATAAGACTGAATGTAGGTACACCTTTATTATTGTATCTATCACTATATACAAACGATTTAGCGAATGCTTCATTCGACGTTCTACCTTGTCCACTATTATTTGTTTGCATTAATCGGATAATAATATTACCTAAGAAATTAACACTACGCCACATTTCTTCAGCACCACGTGGTTTACCGGCACGACCTTCGTAAATTTCTGGCAGATAAGAAGTGATGTTTTTCTTAATACCTACCCAGTTAGAGAATGATGACAATGTACTAGATCCCCAAGTAACTAAATCTCCATGATTACTCACATCTTGCATGAATTGAGTCATAATATTGTGGTCTTGATTAGAAAATCTTGGATAGAATAAACAATAATCTGATACTTGGGAAACAATGTTATGACAATCAACATGCGCAGTAATATGATTAAGTCCTTCAACTAACTTTTTCATATTTTTTGATTCTTGTTCACTAAACGGTGCTTTTCCTTTGAAGTTTTTACCAGTTGAACTTGTACCTTTACCAGCTTTCCAGTTGTAATCAAAGTTACGATTAAGGTCTACGTTATTAGAGTTTTCTCGATTATCATTAGCAAATCCATGTGGATTAACAATAGGAACACATACAATTCTCACATTTTTACGAATGTAAGCTAAATGTGGATCAGTATGCCATTTGTTTACAACTAAGTCTAAAAAGCGACTGTTAGCGTAAAATGCGCTATATTCGTTACCATGAATACAACTTGTTAAAAGCAATGTTTTTGAATAATGTTGTGGTTCAAATGTATATGAGTAAACACTATATTCACCTGATTGATCTTTACCAATATAAGTTTTGCGACAATATTCATTATCAACAAACTTATCGTAAAAGACTTTTAAATTTTCAGTAGGCTCACTGTGTAATGGCGTCTCATTTTCACCACTCATTGCACCTTTAATATAAGGTGGAGTCCATAAGTATGAACTATCAGCTGCAACGTTTAACTCTTTATCTAAATCATTTCTGATTAAGTTAAAGTCACGCCCTAATCTATCGCCTAACGTTTTTGACACTTTACCGTCTATACTTGCTCTTGCATCAATAATTTCTTGTTGGTCGTTAGCTAGCGTAGGTACTAAAAATGCTCTTAATCTAGCATCTAGCCAGTTAATAGAGTCTTTTACACTTCTTGTTGAACCGTCAGAAAATGTATGTTTGATTTGATGTGACTGGTGCGCTTCGTTATCAACAAAATTATGTCGATGTAATTGATCTTCTACGTAAGTTACCATGTCACGGAAAGCGATGAAGTTAAGTTCTAACTCTCTTACGTGTCTAGCACCAAATATTGTTTCAAGACTTGTGTATATCGTCTTACGCATTATCGCTGACCTCCTTAATTTTTAGATTTCCGTTTTCATCAATGTATAATTCTTTGTCGCTTAAATCTATGACAGTACCATCTACTTTTTTAGCAGTTAATTTTGATGATGCGTCGATAGAATCTAATTTTTTCTTATCTTCTGGTGACATCAAACCAGCTTTATCAGTAGAAGCATTACCTTCGTTTCTCATCTCTATTGTTGTAGCTAAGACACTTGATGTTTTGGCACTAGTTGAACGGTAATCTCTAACAAATGCGCCACCACCTAAGCCACCAATAGTATTAGCTGCAACATTGATACGATTCATATACCTGTCATAACGTCTGTATTCACCTAATACTACCTCTTGTTTAACGATTTCGTTGTTTATATCTCGTTTTGTCTTAACTTCAACAATGCGTACTATTTCATTAAGTCCTAATACAGAATGTCGTATCTTTACTAAGTCACCGACTTTAGGATTAGCATTTGGGTAATACTTTTTAAGTACAATGAAGTCTAAACTAATTGATCGTTTAATCGAGTCGTCAATACGTTTTTGCAACTTAGCTTTCATTAACTCCTCATCTTTGATACGCCCGTCTTTTATAGGTTCTGCTTCATATTTGCCGATGTCTTTCATATCCGGATGTTCAAATTTCATAATCAAACCAGCACCAGTAATACCCTGCTCGTCCGTATAATCGCCATAACCGACACAGTATGTCGCCATATCGCCAGTATCTTCTTCGACTTTGATATTATTTGCGTTGATTTCATCGTCTATAATGTAATCGACTTCTTTTTGGTTATAAGGAGTAAATACAAATGTGTATTTTTTAGTTTTTTTATCAAAATCAATGTAAAACTCTAAGTCCCAATGAGACATAGCTTTTTTGATAAGTTCTTCTACTGTTTCACCTTCGCCAGCATTATCAAATTCTGATGAAGGTAACTTATCTTCAGTCACTTTATATTCTAGGTCGGTAGGGTCAAATACTATATCTAGGAATTTTTTAATAGTGAAACTACCGTTTATTGGAGCATATATCCTACGTCTTTTTATCGTATCTATCGGCTTATAACGACAAGAAACCGTCACACGCTGTTTTGTACCATGCGCTTGACGGTCAATCAAAAATGCTAGATATTCTTTGTCATCGTCTGGACCTTCTACTCTTGATACTCTCCAACGTTTATCTATCGCTCTTACAACTTCATAATTATAAGCATCTTCAAGTAACTCAAACTGTAATACTGCCTCTGAACTGTTTTTGTCAGTCCAATTGGTAGTGGTATTGACAAACTTGCCACGACCACGCTTTGGACTTATTAATATTGGCAATTTGCAACACCTACTTATAATAAAATTTCATATCAAATTTAACCGACTTTACTTGTTGATTAAATTCAAATTCATTCCAACCGTGACGAAATTTTGGTTGTGATCCAGATACTTCGTAACTTAACGGCGTACCATTTTTGAAAGTTTGTACACCGTCGTATTCAATCTTGTCACCTTTTTTCATCTTAACGTTACGAATAGTCATAACATCTGAATGAGTCATAGTGAACACAAAGTTTTCTGTATCTTCACCTAGAATTATTGTCACTTTCTTATACATATTGAATTGGTCGTTATTTGCTGTGCCATGATAATAAATGGCGTTATTCCAAATATTAGTAAATGAGTAGATACGTGAACCATCTTGTTCATCGAACGGAATAAGCATATCATTCGACCATAACTCTTTATCTGGTCTTTTTTCTAAGTCAAGAGACGTACCAATACTTTCAGCGAATGGCAATTCAGTTGTTTCAAATACTAATTCAAAACTAATTTTCTTGCCATTTTCTTCTGGTACGATAACGTCAGCGTTTTTGACTTTATAACGTTTACCATTTACATAATAATTATCGTTAAATTCTTCATGATCTAGTACGAGATTGTTATACTCGCTTATTTCTTGATAATCATCTTCTAATGGCTCAATAAAGCGATAATTTAAAGGGACGCTTCTTCTTAACTCTCTTATCCACACTTCTTCAGTGGAGTTGGTTAAATTGTAGAACTCGTCCCTTAATCTCGAATTATCATTTAATTTTGTGGAATTTACATGACACTTAACGTTTATCTTACGTTTACGATACTGACTACTTAAAAGGATACGACCACTCGTATTCTCTTTTGTTTCATAATTATCTTCAATTTCCATACTTTCAATAATCACATCATCGACGACAAAACCGAAGTCGCCCAATGTGTATTTTTGACCGTTTTGTTTTTTTATTTCTAAGTCCATTGAACGACCTCCTAAAATGTGAATGTAGCGTCACGATTAGCATTTTGTTCGTTGACAATAGTCGTCAATGCGTCGTTATCAACGCCCATTTCGATGCGAACAACGCGCTGTGACGGGTTTGTTTTGATGTTGTGCGTATGTTGTACTTGAGCGTTCATATTAGCGTTTACTTTCTTCATGTTGGCAGTTATATCTGGAATGGCTAAATTGCTATTAAATGCGTCTGTGATTGAGTTAGCCATGCTACCCATACCACTCACAACGTTTTTACCTTCTTTGTTAATTCCGATACCTAGACCTTCCATAGTCCAAACACCGTATTGTTTAAACAACTTAGAAGGTGAACCGATGTGTAAAGCGCTTTTAGCAGCATTAACTGCACCCATTACTACATTTTTTGCAGCAGATGCAACTTGTCCTGCCATAGCTTTTATACCGTTTATAAGCCCCATGATTAAGTCGCGACCAACAGAAACCATATGACCTATAAAGCTACGAGCAGCATTTACAGCATTAGATACGCCATTTCTTACAGAACTAACAACATTTGACATACCACTTATTACTGCACTTACAATTCCAGACATAGCAGAACCAACCGCGCTAAGCATATTAGAAAAACCGCTCGATACAAAGCTTACTGCTCTTGATACCGCGTTAGTAATAAAGCTAACGATTGATGACCAAATACTTGAAATCAAGCTAGAAATGGCACTCATGATTGATGAAGTGATACTCATTAGCGTTGACCAACCAGATGATACAAACGCAATTATACTTGATACAATTGAAGTGATAATGCTAACTATCGACGACCAAATAGCGCTTATGAATGCAGAAATTGCAGACATAATTGTACTTGTCACTGTCAAAAGTAAAGTCCAACCAGCTTGAACGAAAGTTACTATACTTTGAACCACTGTTGTAATTACCGTAACTAACATAGTCCAGATCGTTTGAGCAACTGTGACTAAAGTAGTCCAAATCGTTGTAGCTGCCGTCACAATGCTAGTCCAAATTGTTGATAGGAACACACCTAGCGTTTGAACTACTGTAACGATTGTAGTAACGATCATTTGCCAAATTGTGGAAGCCACTGTGACTAAAGTCGTCCAGATTGTTTGTGCAGTTGTAACAATAGAAGTCCATAAATTCATTAGGAATACACCTAATTGAACAACTACTGTTAAAACAGCTTGCACAATCGCATTCCATATGTTTGATGCGATTTCTGCTAATGGTCCGAATATAGCCGAGAACATATCTACTGTTGCTTGCCACGATTGAGTTAATACATCTTTTAAAATGTTAAAAATATTAATTGCAGCTTGAACAATAGCGTCCCAAATAGCTTGCCCCACTTGTTGGAGCGTTTGCCATGCGCCTTGCCAATCGCCAGTCAAAATTTGAAGTAAAACAGTGATTGTACCTACTATTACATGCATCGCTACTGTAATAACTGCTTTAATAATTTCCCAAGCTATTTTTACAGTGTTTACTATCGCGTTAAATGTTGACTCAAATAAAGGCGACAGCAACTTGATAGCACCTTCAACAATAGTAACGAAACCGTCCCACATTGAACCTAACGAGTCGACAGCACCTTTAACGTAATCCATTTGACCTAGTAAATCCTTAAAGAAGTTAATAACTGCTTTAACTGCATTTCCAACTGCTCCGGATATAGCTTTCCATGCACCTGTAACTGCATCTCTAACTACTTCAGATGAGTTCCACAAAGCTACGAATACAGCAATCACTGCTACAACTGCTGCAATTACTATTCCTACTGGACCAGATAACGCTGTAAGTACGCCACCTAAAAATTCAAATGCACTCATAACTACGCTAATAATTCCACTTAAACCACCGAATGTAGTAATAAGGGGGATAATTACTTGAGTTACAAAAATGAATGCTGGTGCTAATGCCATTAATATTCCGGCTAACGTTGCCACAATCCCTATAATCATACCAATTATAGGACTTGCTTCTGTTAGTTTGCTTATAAATTTAGTAATAGCTAACGCCACATTTAAAACTACTGATGCTAAAGGTGCCATAGCTACACCAACATTAATAAGAATACGAATGATATTACCTATCAGTTGAATGAGTTTAGGACCGTTCTCTTGAACGTATTGAATGAATTGTTTGAATCCATCGCTCTCTGCAATTGTAGAACTCCATTGTTCGAATTGCTTAGCCATATCCGCTAAACCTTGTAATACAAGATGAGTATTAGGCGCAAATGCTTTCATTAGGTTGAATATACCTTTAAATGTTGAGCCGAATATCTGACCAATTAAAGGTAAGTTCTGTTTAGTATATTCAATGAACGATTTAATTGCATTTTGACCTTCAACAGATTGCGCCCACTCATTAAATGCTTGCCCCATTTTTTTGAAGCCTTGTGATACCCACTCGGCTAATGGTGCTATTTGTGTAAGTACACTAACTAAACCACTACCAAATGAGCCGGCAGCATCTAACATATTGTTAAATATCCTTACACCAGTTGTTCCCATCATCTCGAAGAATTTCTGTGCTACTTGTGAGTTTTTAGCCCAATCAAGCATTTTAGCACTTGCTTGTTCCATTCCTTTAGATACGCCATTGATAAATGGTGTAAGTCCAGCTAAAGCAACTTTAGCAGTATCAATAGCGTTTGCTAATGTATTAAAGATTTGTGCTTGGTTTTGTTGGATAAGGCCTGCCCACGCGCTCTTTAAGCTGTCTAATGATGCTTGATAACGTTCTGTTTCTCTAGTTGCTTGCAACGTACCGTCAGATAACATTTTTAAAGCACTGATTCCCATAGCACCAAATGCTACTACACCAGCACCAGCTACACCAAACGCACCTGCTACACCTAATGCGCCACCTGCTACTACGCTTAATGCGTTCAATACTGCCATTAAAGCAGGTACAACGCTTGCAATTGCTGGAACAAGTAACGAAATGTTAGAAAGTAACGAACCTTTAATCATATTTCCGAATACTGTTCCAAATGATCTAATATCATTTGCTAAGCTATCTAATGAATTACTGTAATCTTCTAAACCTTTGTGTAGTTGTTTAAAGAAAGCCATTGCTGGGTTTCCATCTACATCAAGCCGAGTACGATGTCGGTTAGGAATAGAACGTAGCATAGCTTTGAACGTTTTTATATGTGCAATTGCTCCTGCACTATCAACATCTAAGTTAGCTTTAGCCCTTTGTCTTTTAAAACTATTTAACAATTTTTTAGCATATTCTATTGCTCGTCTTGCAGCACTAGCATCTGCATTAAGTTTCGCCGTTTCCTTCATTTTGCTAAAAGCTTCCATTTGTTCTTTGGTATAAAATAATGTTCTTTTAGCTTGAGAGTTATCGACTTCAATTTTTAAATTTGCGTTTTCTCTCTTTAATTCTTCTAACTGTGATTTAAGTATATTTATTTCAGCCATTGCTTTATCAATTTCAGCAGTAAGTTTTACATCATATTCTTTGTTATCAAACTCTTTTAATTTAGATTTAGCGATTGCTAACTCTTCTTTCAAACGATTAATATCCGCTGTTAATTCGATTGTCCTATCATTTTTTTCAAACTCTTTTAACTTGGCGTTTGCTTCTTGTAATTTAGCTTGTAATTGTTGTATATTTGCTTCTAATTCAACAGAACGATCGTTAGCCTCAAATTTCTTAAGCATTTTTTCTGCTTCTTGTAATTTAGCTTTCAACTCATTAATTTCGGCTTTAAGTTTAGTATCTTCAATATCTTTTTGAGTTTTTTTGAATTTTTCTGCTACTTTTTTTGCTGCTTCTACTGCTCGCTTGAATTTACTAGCATCTGCTGTAATACTGGTGCTAATTTTATATTCGTCCATATTCCCACCCCCTTATTTTTGATTATTATGTTGAGCAATTAATTTAAGTAAGTCAGACGGTGCATTAACTTCTTTTTTAGAGTCCGAACCAAATTTGAGTGGCTCTCCTCTGTTTAAACGTTTGATATTTTCTTGATAGTCCATGATGTCGTTAGCACTTCTAAATCTGTATTCTGTCTCACCTTTCTTACCGCCACGTTTTTTCTGCTCTGCTTGAGCGTCACGTATAGCAAAAGCGAGTTTATACATTTCCATATCTTTATCAAGTTGTTCAAATTCCAACGACCACATGCGGTAATTGAATTCTCTTAACGTCATCATCTCTATTTTGGTTAAGTCGTAAATTTTTAATTTACTCATACAAATAATGACGACTCTATCAAACGTTAATACATCATCATTTACTTCTTGCTTTTCTTGTCTTGTTTGTACTCGTCTGGCACTAGGTTTTGGGTTAAAGGTCTCTTTCCCAATTCCTCAATGATTTGCTCACAGAAAGTATCAATACCTTCATTTTCTGCAATATCTTCTAATACAGTTTCTAGTTCTTCATCAGTTTGCGGTTTCTTTTTGTGATGCGCAGTAGCTGATTTGATTACTTTAGCTAACGCAACAATGTTCCCGTTCGACAGGTTAGGAACTAACATATTTAAACCTTGTCCGATTGTCATTTGTTCTACTTCTAAACCTAATTCTTTATCAATCTTGTTTAAAAAACCTAATCCAAATGATAATTCTAACTCTTTATCTTTAAATTTAATGTTCATAATTTAAATACCTCACTTAATTTTTTGTTTGCGCAAATAAAAAAGAGGGGATATCCCCCTCATGTTTATACAGTTTCAGCTTCTGTTGGTTGTGGAATACTTTCAGCCAAACCGTCGTCTGCTGGATCAGCTGCAATAGTATCGTGGAAGCCGTAAGCAGCTTTGTTTGCTTCGATTGCTTGCGGTAATGTAGCATAACCACGTTGTTTTTTAAGATATACGCCGAATTCTGTTTCAAACTCAGCGATACCGTCTGCTTCATTCGTACGAGTGATACTGTTCCAGTAGCCTTGTCTATATTCAGCTTTATATTTACCTTCACTATTTTTAACACGTTTGTTGATTACCCATAATTCGTATGGTGTATCATCTTCCGTTGCATCTTCGATTTCATCACATAACGTGTCTTTTTGGTCCATGTAGCAATTGATTGTTACAGTAGACTCTAATGTACCACCAGAGTTAACTGAGCCATCAAATGTAGCTTCTGTATCTCTGTCTTTTTCAGTTTCACGTTCTAATTCAGTCACTAACATTACTTTGTTAGCGTCTTTTCTGTCGCCGACTTTACGAATTAAAACTAATTCGTCAGTACCTTGTTTTGTTGGCATAGGTTGAATACCTCCTAAATTTTTGTATTAAAAAAGCAAGCCTATTTAATGGCTTGCGTACTCTACGTTTATAGTTGTATGTGATAACACTTGGTTAGTGTCTTGTTCTGTACTTTCATTCACACTGATTTGAGGTAGTGTTAATGTATATCCGTCAAGTTCTATCTCATCTAGCAAGATTGATTGGACTTGAATATATAACTCATCATTCTTACCTTTATCATCTTCTGTACACCAAATATGGATAATTGCAGTAGGACTACCACTGTAACTGTCAAAAGTTAAACGGTGTATATCATCTCTAATAGATTGGATAGCGATGAAGGGATAAGGTAATGCTTGATTAAGTTCGCTTGTGCGAATGATAGGTACTCCTAATTCACTAAATTGAGTGTATAAGTAGTTGAATAACTGCAAATTCACAGATTTTTCCATTTACATCGACCTCGTATATATATCAATTAATCTACTCAGGTCTGATCTGACTTGTTTAGTATATTTTGCATACACTGGGAACATAAATGTTTCTGGTTCCATGTAACGTGTTCCATATTCAACAAAACCAGAATAATGAGCGTTCGACGTTATTTTGTAGTTAAGATTACCAATTTTAGTATCTTCAACCATTCTGGCTAAGTTGCCAGTCCAATAACCTTTTTTCATCTCCGCTCTAGCACTTTTTTTAGTATCTGCATTGAATTTTTGAGCATTCAACTTCAAAATTTTGTCCGCATCTTTATCAACGTTTTTATTCATTTTATCTAGTTTTCTAATTAAATCATCTAAATCTCCACTAGGCATTACTTAACCTCCTCAACGTAGAACACTGTATCGTGTTCGTAGTCAATTCGTTTCGTAATCTGATACTTAGTATCATTGATATAAGCATGCGTCACAGTAGGCTCAAAATGACCGTTTAAACGTATGATATTGATATCTTTTTTGATGTCACCATATTGCACCACTGTTTTTTGCGGACTTAATGGACTGATGTTACATGGTATTGCGTCATAGTGCTTTTCGTATGTCTCAGTTCTACTTGTCTTAGGGTTGTACTGTCCTTTTGTTTCCCTAGCAAATACGACTCTCTTGTTATATCTCAATAGAAAATACCTGCCCCACGTTTACCTGTTGTTCGTGGCGTATATTGATCTATTACGTCCATATATTCATCAAAGTCGTTTGCTTGAAACGTATTAGAACGCCCGTCTACGCTTTCTTGTGACATACCTTCTGCGCCAACACGATTAAAGCGCTTGACTGCTACTTCTTCGACGATGTATTCCAATCTTTCCGGAACTTCATCACTACCGATAGGAAGTAAGCTAATCAAACGCTTTTCAGTGTTATCAATTATTCTTTTTAGTAGGTCATCTTGTACATTATCGTTAATAGAGAGTAATAGCTTAACATTCTCTAATGTCGCCATATTATCCCTCCAATGTGTCTAAGATGTCTGCTTTTGTATCTTTTTCAGATACTTCAATACCATGTTTATGTGCAATTTCAAGTAATTCTGCTTTTGTATTCTTACCATCTACAACTAACTTAATATATTGTTTATTATATTTGTTATCAGCATGTAGTAATTGAGTAATACGCTCATCTGTAATATCAGTAGGATAAATGTCGCCAACTTCATATGGTTTTTTATCTTCTGCGTCTACAAATGGTCGTACTACTTCGTATGAATAAGCCATGAGCTAGACCTCCTTAGATTAATTAGACAGTTTCAGTGTTTCCACTAGTTGAACCAGAACCAGCTGTTAATTTAGCAAATGCGTTATCATCTGCAATGTGGAATGCAACGTCCATAGTTACACGTAAAGCGATTAATTCTTGTTCGAATAAGTTTACTGGACTACCATCTTTGTTTTGTACAGTAGACAACTGACCATCTTCTGAAATTTTATAAGACATATTGTAAGGAATACCGTAGAACATTTTATTAAAGTCCCCAGCGTATAAGTCGCCTTTTTTAATTTCATCAGATTTTAAATCAACTACTGGAAGTCCGTCTAATGTATTAGAAGAACGATCATAGTAACTTTCGTTAGTGTTTTCGTCACGCACACCACGTAAAGCTGTACGGTTTTGTGTTTTAGATAAGAAAGCATTAGCTTCTACATCATGTTCTAATAATTTATCCTCTAATTTTAATACGTTATCTAAGTTGATTTCTCCATTTACAGTATTACCTGAAGTTTTTACTGATTGTTCTACTGATTGAGCAAATGGGTTATCAACGTTTAATAAGCCAGCTTCATCAAATTTCTTATAGAATTGCTCAGCAATTTGTGGTTTCATTGCCTCGAAGAATTGTGAGTAAGTGTAATTTAAGAACTCACGAGATGCAACAACGATTACACCTAATTTATGAGAACGCATTTTAGCGCTTACTAGGCTAGGTTTAGTAGTTCTGATTTTTTGACCTTCGCCTACCCAGTAAGCACCCGGTTTATCCGCCCAATAAGTAAATTCTTTTTCAGATTTACCGTTCATATCTTCATACTTACCTAATTGCATGATTTTTGAGTTTTGTAATACATCTAAAAGGATAGGTTTGTTGAATTCGTTTAATAATTCGCCTTCCTTATGTTCATGCATCATTACATGATCTGGGTTGAATACTTGTGGTTTTACATCTGCCATAGGTTGATACCTCCGTTATTTTATAATTCTATTTTCATTAGCAAGTTCTTGAATCGACTTTCCGCTTGTTTGACGACCGCCAAAACTACTACTTTGATTGCTCGGTGTAGATTGTCGAGTAACTTCTTTCACTTGCTCTTGTACTGCATTGTCAAAATCAGCTTTGATTTCTTTTACAGCTTCATTAATTTTTTCTACATTTTCTAAATGAATAAGTGACGTTGCGAATGAAGTAGGTAAACCTTTTTCTTTAAGGTCACTTTCAACGTCAGATTTAAGTTCACGTAGTTTGAACTCTTTTTCTTTTTCAGCTAACGCTTGCTCACGTTCTTCAATTTCTTTGTCACGCTTTTCTTTTTCAGTTAGTTTCGCGTAGCTTTCAGCCTTTTTTCTAGCTTCTTCACGAGCGTTTTCTAATTCTTGCTGGTGCTTACGCTCACGTTTCTTCAACGCGCTGTCTACTGCTTTACTGATAGCCGAGTCCACTTCATTCTTTGTATAAGTTTCTTGCTTGCTATCGTTATCGTTTTCTGACTCTTTATTATCATCTTCGTTAGTGTTTTCAGAATCGCCTTCGTTTTCTGCAAAAAACTGTAAATTTAATTTGTATAAGTCATCTTTAATCATTTTTTATCCTCCTCATAAACGTTAAGTTCTCGAATTTATCGCATAAAAAAAGCGCCCCAATCAGTCAATTAAGCCCGATTAGTGCGATAGATTTATTTTGATAGGGAAACAAGTTTCTTAACCCTTATAATTAGTTATAGTTTATGAGCAGTTTAATGACTTACTTAGGTCAAGTAGCTAACGTATGCTACCAACGAGATATTGGACCACCAATTTCACGCTTTGACATAAATACCACCTCAGATGAAATTCTTTGGTTCAAATGATTTCTTTTTATCTTGCTTAGGTTTCGCTTGTGCTTGGTTGCTAGGGTTTGTATCGTTCAGACGCTTTAATTCAGTTTGTACACCTTCCAATGCGCTTGCGATACGTTTGAGTGTTTCTAGCATTTAATCACTCCTATTAAATCACCCCTATTTTTTCTAATAATTTGATAAGTAGTGCTAATAAATTAAGCGGCAAGAATGACAATTTTTTATTTATTAGATCGTTACTTTCTGTTTTGTCAGGAATTTCTTTAATTTTTTCTAGAGTTACAACGACTTTGTCTACATCTTCTCTAGGTAATTGTTCTTCGAAAGTATCTTCTACTACTTCTATTATTTCGTCAATTTCTTCTAACTGTTTGTTAGGACGTTTATTCAAGTCGTTAGGTGGCTTCACTTTACCTGGCTTGTCAGTAGAATTATTTGGTTGGCTATTTTCGTTAGTCGGTTCGGGTGGTTTAGGTACTTTTTCCTCACCGTTATTATTAGGTTGTGTTTGATCAGGTTTGCTAGGCGGTTTTTCTGGTTGTTTTTCTTCGCTTTCTTCTTTTTCAAACACATCACTTTCCCATTCTTTTTCTAATTCTTCAAAGAATTCGTCTATCTCATCTTTTTTTATGCGCGGTGCGGTAGTAGAACGACAAAAACCATGTAAAGGTGGCATATTAACACCTGGTTTTAAATCTTTTACTTTAATTAATTTGCCATCCATACCTTTACATAACAATGATGTTTTTTTATCAATTTTAGCAATGTATTCTACATAAGCGTCTGGTTTCATCGTTTGTTGATAATGTAATTTTTGTGCTTCTGATTGAACTCTGGCTGTTTCACTTTGAAGTAATCTTTTAGCTTCATACATGCTAACATTAAAATCTTTCGCTAACTTCGAAACGAACTCGTTAGGATGTCTACCACGCAACATTACTTGACTAACTACATCTTCAACTCGTTTTTGAATTTTTCCATTGTTATCCCATAACCTGTCACTCCATTTTTTACCTTTAAAGTCAGCATTTACAATCGCTCGAACATATGATGGTTTTAATTGGAGTGACTCTCCTATAACACCCGATTGTCGTTTTATTTCTCTTTGTACTGCGTTTTCGAAGTATTTATAAAATTCTTCTTCTATAATGCCAGTGCCATTAATCATAATTGCTCTAATTTGTTGTTTTAACATTTGTTCACGTGATATCTTTAACTTTGTGTTAAATTGTCGTAATAGCTTGTTAGCTTTTTCACTTTTATCTTTATTAGCAACATACTTTTTAACACGACTTTCTAAGTCTTTGATATCTGTTTCATCAATCTTCTTTTTAGCTTCTGCAAGCGGAATACCTTCATCTTTAGCATATTTTACATAGAAGTTAGATATTTCTTTGTCGATTTCCCTCAACATATCAGAAGTGATCTCTTTGACTTTATCGAATACTTCATCGTCGTGTTTTTGTTCTTGTTGCATATTTTCTTTAGCACGCTTACGCCAGTATTTCAAACCTTGTTTACGTGCTTTTCTGTATTCTTTTAATTGTTTTTTGGGCATGTCCTTTATTTTTTCTTCAAAAGATTTTTTAGTCATTCGTCATCATCTTCTTTTAAGTCGTTTGTAGGGTACTCACGTTGGTCATTCTCTTTCTCTTCATTCTCAATACGTTCCATCTCTTGTTGTGGGTTATCAATGAACGACACGAGCGACATCAATGATTGTTGACTGATTTGTCCACCTGCTTGTAAGTACATATCCATTTCATCTTTGACTGACTTAGGTATATTACGTGTGAATGTAAATGTTAAATCTTGAATAGCATCTTTATCTAATTCACGATTGATACTCATAATCTGACCGATTAATTTGTAACGTCTGCGCAAGCCTTTTCTGAATAAACCTTCTTTAATGGCTGTACGTTGCTCTAGTCCGAATAACTTGTATTTCATTGCCTCACCTGAACTGTTGCCAGCAAAGTTTTCATCACTCATATCTGGTGTATTTGTAAACATATGAATATTACGACTGATTCTGTCTTTATACGCTTCTACACCACTTACATCATATTCTTTGTAGATGTATCTAGCGTCCACATTACCCTCTGTCGTTTTCTCGTCCATTGTTGTATATTCTGGTGGGACTAAGTGGAATACATTAGCATCTTTTTGTAACTGTGCTGTATTGCTATCTAGTTCCATGTTTCCAATCACAAGTAACATTGCATCGTTTAAATCACTCATGTAGTTAGCTGTGTCTGATTGCGCGTTATCATATAAGTCAATAAGTGGAATAACTTTCTCAAAATCTCCACGACGCTTTTCATTATTACTGAACTCTGTGATTGTAACCTTACTGAATGAATGTGGCTCTGGTGGTCTACGTTCTTGAAGTGATAGGTTAGTAGACTTATTCGCATAGAAGAAATTGGTTGCATTAGGTGTAATGATGTCTACATTGTAAATATCTGTGTCGTCATATTCTCTTGTTGACGTTTGCCAGTATCTTACTGCAATCAAACTATTCTGTTCAATCGTGTTATCGTAAATCACAAATGTGTTGCGTGGATCAGATTTGTATAATCTAACCTCATCATCTTGGTTACGGATAATGTATTCATAAGCACGTCCAAAAATAGATAAATCTAATCCGATTGAACGGTTGTGTGTGTCGATGTCATTTAAGTTGTGCAACCCGTTAATCTTCTCTTGTGTGCTTTCATCTTCTGTTTGTACTTGTATTGCATGACCGAAGCAATAACCATTAATAAAATCTGCGATGTATGATGCGAAGTCATGTGCTGCACGATTATCTGCTAAGTGTCTTTCCCTACGTCTACGATTACGCATGATGTTGTAGTTAAGTCCTTGATAGTAATCATCAAGCATTTGCAATCTAGGTACTTGTGCCTCTAAATGATGCTCAATACATTCACTTATAAAATCGTAATCATCTAGCAAATCGTTTAAGTTACCGTCGTAACGATATGTTTCTACTGCATCACGTCTATATATCTTATCTCGATGTTGACGATATTCTGCATCTCTTTCGAATTCATTTACTTTTAACAAGCGTTATCCCTCCTTATAAGCCCATTGATTTGATTGTGCTAATATTCTTCCTAACATTTGTTTTTGTCTGTTTATGAGGCAAATGGAAACGTTCTAGGGAATAGCGTAATCCATCGAGCAAATGGTTGTTTCTGTCGATAGGTTGGTTTAACCAATTCCCTTCTTTATCTTGTTCGAATGTGTAAGTGTTCAATTCTTCAATCGTATTTACACAAGTGGGATGAACATATATCTTAAAGCCTTGTATAAACTGAACACCCTGCATAATTGAGCCTTGCCCTTTGATTGATGGTTTAATGTTAGGAATGCCTTTACGCTTAATCTCTGCAATCAAACGTTTCTCGGCACTATCTGCAACTATAAGTGCATCTTTATATCCTTTATCAACATACATTTGATATATCTCATCAGTGAGCATTCCTTTTTCATAGTGTTCATCGTATATCCACAACTCTTTATTTTTTATATCTACAACGGTACTAATCAATGTAGTTGGATCGTGAGTAAATCCGAAGTCACTACCATGCGCTTTTTCTTGTGTTCGTTTGAATACTTTCAACCAGTCGAACTCTTTTACTTCAAAATTATCAAATACAAGCCCTTCTGCTACGCCCCATTCCCCGTCACATACAATTCTTGCACGTCTAGGATTTGTTCTATACAAGTCCTCATAACGTGCAATATCGACCTCATCAAGCCATTCATTTACTCGATAAGTTGTTGTGTATGAAAACGTATTGTTTAATCGTGTATCTTTATCGAAGAACGTTGGTTTAAGCCAATGACGTTCACTCCAAGGATTGAATGTGACTGTAATTTGCTTAAAGAAGTTAGGACTGTCAACACTACCACGAATACTTTCTACAAGCGTTGCGAATTTATCGTAGGTTTCAACTTGATATGCTTCTTCTATCCAACACCAACTCAATATTCCTTTGTCAACTGTAATTGATGTAATTTTCAAAGGATCATCAAGTCCGCGAAATAGTATCTTCTGGCCAGTCGGTTTGTAAGTAATCTCTGGTAAACTATCGTTAAACTTAAATAAGTGAGTTACACCTAATTGGTTAGTAGCCCACTTCAAATCTGTATATGTTGATTGTTTATTTGTATTACTAAAACGTCTGACTACAAGCAAGTTAGCCCACTCATATTCCATTAATCTGTATATAAAGTTTAATGCAGTTGTTTTTGACTTCTTACTACCACGACTACCCTTTACAACTCTATAAAAGTTTTTGTTGTGCCAAAACTCGTTATAACCACCACCGATTGTTTTTGTAATGCTTAACGTTTTATCAATCATCGGCTGGCACATCGTTTATAAATGTTGGAGTAATAACTTCTGCCTCAACTTTGTCGGTCCACATGCGATAACGTTTACCTAATAATTCTGCTGCTTTCGTTCTAGCGTTAGTATCAGAACGTTTTTCTAGTTCTTCTACTTCCATTTCACCACGACCTACTTGAATTGGTATAAGTTCTTGGTCTGTAATCTCGCCACGAATGACGGAAGTAAGATATCGAAGTATCTCATCTTGGTCTGCAATCGCTTCTTTTTTAAGTTCTTCCATTCGTTCATCTATTGCACTTTTAACGCTAGGTTTTGCTAGGGCTTTGTGTACATCTACTCTTGCGTAACTTTCGCTATAACCAGCATTAATTGCCGCTTGATACGCATTACCTGTTTTGATATATTCGTCTACTAGTTTTTGTTGCTTTACATTTAATTTCATCTCATATATCACCAACTCTCACGTTATTCACTTTATTTATTTTTTATACAACAAAAAACCTACCTGAGTGTTCTCTCAGATAGGCATCAATATTTGAAAAGTTTAGGAAGACTTTCCCACGTAACTATATAGAAAGGAGTATGTTATGACTATTTCCGTAGCCACACGTTAATTATATAAATAATTATCGACTTTATAAAATACTGTCATTTTCGTCATTTTTGTCATTTATGTCATTTTCGTCACTGTAACAAGTATATTTTTTCTGCTAAGTCGTCCTTACGTGCCAAAAAGTTAGTTCTATTTAATCGAGAGTTTGGCATATCTTTTATTATTTCATCTCTGCGTCTGCCTTTTTTTAAGTGGCTTAAGAATATGAAATCGACATGACCTAATTTTTGCTGCGATTGATTAATAAACTCTACCTCTGCTAACATTTGAGCATGACGCTTACTCATTCTCTCACGACGTATAACAGCGTTCTCTACCTTACTACCGTTTTGCCCCTGTGGTTTAGGTAATGTCGCTTGTATACCATATTGTGCAATCGAATTACTATCACATTCTGGTATAACAGTAACTAGATATTTACACGTCATTTGGTAGTTATCAATCATGTTTAGTATTGCTTCTTTAGAATACATTAATCTAATGCCTCCAATTTGGGTGTTAATTCCATTACTTTTCCGCCGTACTTTTCAGCAGTTTCTTTAGCTAAACTTTCTAATTCAAAATTACTGGCACGAAATACATCTTTTGTGAGTGCTGGCATTGACTGAAATTTACGAAGGTAACAAACGTCATTTATTTTTATCACGTATCTTTTATTCACTTACGTTCCCCCTTACTCTTCATACATATCCACACTAGATATATAATAGGTACCAATACTATCCAATAAGTCATCGTTTTACACCATTCAAATCTGTCTGATCACTCTCCCTAGCATAATCACTAGGCACTTCCACATCATCTTCACTCTGCAACTTTACGATAAGTTCGTTAGTTAGATATTTGCTTAGTTCATACATTCCGATGATGAACCATATTTTTAGTATGCGTTTAATCATTAAACAATCGCTCCTTAAGTTTTTTGTAACCTTTAATGACGGACATCAAAGCCTCTTTCTGACGTTGCGCTTTATATACTTTCAACGCTTGCTCCTTACTCTCCGCCTCCACAATAGAGAGAGTTTCGTTTGTGCGTGCTTTCTCTATATCCGTGTGAATGTGACCTGTGCTGTCTGTGAATTCTCTGATTAGGTATTGCATTATTCTACAACCTCTAAAATCTCATGTTTCATTCTGTATTCTTTGACAGTACCATAGCAGCGTTCTGCAATATCCATAGCACTATCTAAATAAGAAGTTTTAATAGCTTCTTCTATGTTTTTAGTGAAACTATATACATTTCCAAATGCATTTGTTGATACATACAAGCCACTCTTTATTTCAATAATATATTTCTTGTCATTTTGATTATCTTCCATTCCCACTCACTCCTTAACTTGTTTAATTAATTGAGATATAGCACATATCGTAAACACTAAAAATAAGAAACCATAATCCCACTCATCTTTTACTTCTGTACCTACTAATTGAAATAATAATGAAATTATGAACATTCCTATTAAACCGCAGAATGTAGCTCTCACTTCCCCAGCACCTCTTTCACTTTTTCTAATATGTCTTTACTCCCCTGTGCTTCCGTATGCTCCACGTTCTGATTCTTCATCAAACTCTTGCACCTCCGTTGGCTCTGGTAACATTACTGGCGCAATGACTAATTGTGCTAAACGTGTACCTGCTTTAACTACGATTGCCTCATCACCGATATTGTCTGTGATAATTCCAATTTCTTTGTTATAAGTGTGATCGATTGTACCTAACGCTACACGTAACTTAGTTTTAAGTGAATTACCTGAACGTGGTCTCACTTGCGCCTCATATCCATATGCTAAATCAATTGCAATGTGTGTTGGTACTACGACTGTACTATGTGCTGGAATTGTTGTATCTTCTGCGACATATAAATCTAATCCACTATCTGTTGGATTTGCTCTCGTTGGCAAGATTGCATTTTCTGATAATAATTTAATTGGTAAAATTGACATTATTTTCTCTCCGTTTCTTCTTCCATAATTTGTGATAAACGATATATTTGAATATCAGACATTCCTATTCTGTTACACGCTCTGAAAAAAGCTTGTTCTTCTTTTGATTGTTCTCTTTTTGCATACTCTGTAAATTTATATGCTGCAATTAAGTCCTTAACTATTCTAGTGACTACTGTTCTAATTATTGATTTACCTACAAATTTAATTACGTTTTTCATTTATTGTTCCTCCAATATTTGAATTAATTGAATGTGATACCATTCTTGATAAACGTTCACGTTCTGTTTTTGTATCAACTATTTGATATCGGTAATTCAACATAGGTGCTAATGCTGGTTTAAGTAACGACTGCTTAATAACTACTTTTTGGTTACCGACCAATGTATGAAAACTGCCACCATTTAATAAACTGAGTAAGTCATTTTCATCAAGGAGTATAGTTTGTTCACTCATCACTACCACGCTCCTTTAAATTTATAATTACATGACAGATGTTTTGAAATATTGCATTTGGCTCTCTATCTTTTAATGTCCCGTTAACGATTAAATCATCTATCTCATCAAACGCCTCTGCCTTTCTTTTCGTTTCTGCCATATCATTGATGAGTTCGTCATGCTCTTTAGACGTATCATATAAATTCTTTTCTATTTCATAACTCAACTTAATTTCTTTATCTAATTTTCTTTCTAACTCTGCATTACGCTCACGCAATTTCTCAAGGTCATCAAGCAATGCGTCATAACTTTTTTGTGATAATGTTACTGTCATTCCACCATAGCACCGTCCTTCCAAATTAAAGTCATTGTGCCGTCGTTATTAATTAAATTAAATGTTTTAGTTTTTGCGCGACTAGAGTTAATTTCAAGTACTTCCTTGATGTTTTCATTCTCGTGATAATCTATAAAAATTTCGTCATCGACACCTGTAAAAATTTCAATGAACATAGGCAAAACTGTATCCTCGTCGATTTCTTTTTCAATTTCGACTGTGAAAGTTTCATTTATAGCAATTTCATGCTCTATCGACAAATTTTGAATTTTATCGAAATACACAGAACCACCATCAAGATTGCTATAAAAAGCCTTGTCACTAACTTCGTTCTCCCACGCCCATTCAATCAACTCTGGCAACGTCATCTCTACCTTACGTTTAATCTTTGCCATTCCTTACACACTCCCTGTTCCTTTTTATGTCACACTCACTAACTTTCATCGTCACTCTGCTTCCTGCTACCTTAACCACAAAGCCGTTGACACCTAGCTTACGTAACTCCTGTTGTATCTGTGTAGGTGTTTTGGCTTTAGTGTTGTAGCGATAGCGTTGGTTGATTGTATCGCTAAGTATCATTCCAACTCACCTACAATCGCATCTACGACATTAACAGTTACTGCATTACCTGCTTGTTTATATAATTGACTATTACTTACACCACTATTTTTAGCTTTGTAAAACTGTTCATCTGAAAAGCCCTGTAACCTCCAACATTCTAAAGGTGTAAGTTTTCGAATACGTAAATTATTCGTGACTGGTAAAATAGCTGTTTTAAAACCTTCTGGTCTAGTAGTAACAGTTGGACTAACGCCAGTTGAATTTAAAGTTTTATTATAGGAATTAATCGTCATACCTTCTTCGATTAAATCAATGTTCTCGTTCATCGTTTCACTAGCTTGTTTACCTAAACGTCCGTACTGTTCTTTAGGCACATATTGAATTACATCTTTTAAATTATGTGACACTCCCAAAGATAAATAATAGTCATTTTTAATTTTTAGAATTTCGTATTGCTCGTCATCACTATTGATTAAAATGATATGTTCTTTATCAATTACTTTTATAACTGGTTCGACATAAATATAATCCGGTTCAAATTGATCTGGTAAATTAACATATTGTCTTTCATCATATAGTATATTATCTTTTGCATAGAAATTATGTCCTTTATCAACAACCACACCTTGATTAACTTCTCTCGCTTGTAACGTCTGTGCTACTTGTTTACCTACACGTCCACGTCTAGTTTTGTTATTAGGAAACGAAGTATTAACGCTATCGCCTTCCATAGCTTCTGCATATCCTTTTTTAGTTGCTTCTTTAATTGCTATACCGTGCCTATCTTGACTGGTTAAAGTAAACATAGGCTCTCCGTTTTCTTTAAAACGTCTACCGTTTTGTCTTTTGTTCAATCGATTTGGTGTTAGAACGGGTATAGCCACTTTAGGTTGTCTGTCCCCACCTTGCATTGTGTTAAGTGTAGGACTTACCCTATTCACACTATGAACACTATCAACATCTCTGTAATCGTAGTGGTTTAATCTACCGCTTAAATCTTCATTCAACGTTAACTTTCTTGTCTTTTCTTCGGATAAGTAGTAACTTTCGTCTACGTCTTTCTCTAAGATGTCAACCAGTCGTGTGTCGACGCTTGTTTGTTGTTTAACTAAGTTGAATAACTTAGGTTCTTTCCATACGTCTTTACGTGTAACTAAGATGTACACTCGTTCTCTATTTTGTGGAACTCCCCAATATTTGCTGTTAAACAAGCCCCATTCGATGAAATACCCCAGTTCATCCAACGCTTGAACGATTGTTCCATAAGTTCTCCCTTTGTCGTGTGAGAGTAGCCCTTTGACGTTTTCCAGTAATACATAAGATGGTTGGATCTCTTTAATCGCCCTCGCAATATGAAAGAAGATTGTCCCTCTTGTATCTTCAAACCCTCTGCGATTCCCTGCGATACTAAAGGCTTGGCAAGGAAAGCCCCCTGTGATGATGTCGACTTGTCCTCTGTATAATCGAAAATGTTCATCTGTAACGCTTGTGATGTCATCTAACTCCTCCTCATTCTCTGTTTCGTATATTGCTTTGTAACTTTGCTTTGCAAATTTATCTATCTCTGCAAATGCCACACATTCATGACCGTGTTTCTCTAATGCAGAACGGAAACCTCCAATACCACTACATATGTCTATGAATTTCATTCTTCCACCAACTCTTCGCATATCTCATCAAAGGTCTGAATACCTCTACCATCAGTGATATCCATAATTACGCCATACACATATTGATTGATACTGAATTCTGCTCGGTCTTGCTCATCTGAAATATGTCCTGTTCCTTGTCTAATGTCGGTGCATTGAACATAAATCTTAATATCCTTCTCACTTTCTTTTTTAAGGCGCTGTGCGTACCCCATTTCGCAAATTGTCCCTTGTGCATGAGGTAAGTAATCGAATATCATAATGTTACTGCGTTCCATACCCTCTGTATCATTAGCTACAATACGTTCTGCTAATTTATCTTGCTTAGCATTAGCTTTATCATTGATGCCCTTATCGTCATGTGGTGCATAGACTTTAAAGCCTAATCGTTGTAACTCTTGCTTTTCCCACTCACGACGTATCTGTTGCCCTATACTTAGCATGTCGCCACCTAAATAGATCATAGTTAGTCCTCCTTATATTTATAAACAACTATTGCACTTGGAAAAGGCGCACTATTTTTACCATTTCCAAACTTCAAGCGACCTTTTAAAAATCTAATGTCATCTGCTTTATCGAAAATAAAATCATGCCAGTACATTGTGTCTGTTCTTGCTGGTATCAAACAAACAACCGTTGCACCATTCAAACTTTCTTCATATGCTTTCTTGATCCATTTTTTTATTTCTCTGCCGTAAGGTGGGTTCATGAACACAACATCATTTGACCAATCTTTACTCAAACCGTCATCTTCAATAGTGAAGTGTTTACTACACTTAGCATTTTCTTCAGTTGCACATGGATCTAGAGTGAAATTAAATTCTTGATTTAATTCATCAAATAAATGTTGTGGTGTAGTCCATTCATTTGATTTACTGCTAAAATGAACATTCATATACCATCACTCCCAACATTCAATCGCAAACTCGACACTTTGCTTAGCTTTTTGTAAATCTTCTAAACCATTCTTTCTAGGCGCTCTCATTAAGTATTTGAGTGCATTCCCTACGTGATAAAAAACTGAAGCGGATTTATAAGTTTTTCCAACCGCTTCAATAATGGCATGTGCGTTAAACTTATCGAATTGATAGTGTGGTGGCTGGTCTACCATGTCAACTTTACGAATAAAAGGTTCATTCACTTTCATAAAGTCGTAATTATCATTAATGGTAAACTTTTTACCATTAGCATTTTCTACATCTGCATACCACTTTGTTTGCATACCTTCATTCTTTGCATATACACGTGTGACTATTCCAGTATGTGATATTTTGTGCTCTTTTGTAGTGAGTTGAAATTTGACAATGTCATTTGTATTTAAATCAATTATTCTAATATTCTGCATTTTCATTACCTTCTAACTTTTGGGAAAATATCATTCTCTACTAGATACCTAAACCACTTGCTACTGACTCTATATTCTTTAAGTAACTGTTCACATCTAATACGATGATTTATTCTTTGTTGCCTACGTTCGTTCCTTAACGCTCTTTCATGTGCTGCTCTTATTCTTATGAGTTGCATATATTCTTCATCAGATAATCCACCTTCATTACGTTCATAGGTTTGTGTCATACTTATAGACTCCCTTACCATAAATTAATTCTGAACCACGTAATCCTTTTTTATATCGTCGTCTTACCGCCGTATCTGATACTGGAAAATATTTATATACATCACATAATCGGTAGCTTTTACCATTCAAATACACTCTAGGTATCGACTTTATTTTTTCTTTTGTCATTTATAATCCCTCCAATTCTAAGATGATTTTTGGTTGTTCTGCGTATTGTTTAAAACTATAAATTTCTACAATTTGATTATCGTCTTTCCACAATCTATTGTTCGCTGCATCTAGTACAGTTTTTATTAAATTATCTATATCAGGCTTTGTCCTTTTATACTGACCTATCGCTAATAATTTTTGATTTTTACTCCAACTTTTTGGAGGGATAAAGTAGAAAAATAACGATACTTTTAAACTGCTAGTAAGTAATAATTTAGGCATTTGTTTTCTAATATAATCTTTATGATTCATATAGGAAGTTGGCATATAGGTTTGTACAAATCTTCCAGCGTTTCTAAATCGTGGCCTAGGTGATCCAATAGGTGCTTTAAAATTTTCATTAAATTTAATCTCTATTCTCAAGTTGTTCACTTCCTACAACAGAAATTCATCTATCGTTGTTTGTTGTGTTAATTCTTCTTTTCTGTATAATTTATATTTCTTTTTTAATTTATCTAGTTCAGCTTTAGTTACGTTTCCTTTAAAAACTTTTCTAGTGTGTATACCACCGTAATTACCTAAGTTATATAAGTCGTTACCTAGTGGAATGACACTGCACATTTTCCAACCGTCACTTTCATAGAGATAATATTTTTTCTTAGAACCTTCTATAATTCCCATCCTTCCCTCTCCATTTCGTTTGTTTTTCAATAACATTCAAAACTTTTTTATAATCATCAAATGGCGATATCTTTTTATCTTCTAATAAACGATTAATTGCTCTACCTACTTCTATAAGTAACATTCCTATTAATTTATCGTTGTAATAAGTTTGTCGATACATAACACCCAGTAGCTTTTTATATTCAATCACTGTCATGTTATAAACCTTTGTGTCTTTTTATAATATTCAAATTCAATCATTCCTGTTTCGCCATCTTTATTTTTAGCAATATTACATTCAACTATAGATTTACCAAAATCATCATCTTCTTCTTGGTTGTAATAATCATCTCGGTATAAAAGTATTGCTAAACTAGCATCCGCTTCGATACCACCTGCTTCTTTCATATCTGATAACATAGGTCGTTTATTATTTCGATTTTCCACACCACGACTAAGTTGAGAAAGTAATACAATAATTGCTCCAGTATCATTTGCTATAATTTTTAATTCACGACTAATTTTTTCAATACCGTTTCTGCGGTCTAAATTACTATCTGTTTGCATTAATTGAAGATAATCAATAAATATAACCTGTTGTCTATCTTTGTTCTTCATTGCTTGTCTACGTATTTCTTGAGTGGTTATATTACTTTGTTTATGTATATCAATATCAAGTTTTAATATTTCACTTGCAGCACTCGTTAGCTTTGTTAAGTCATTTGCGCTTAAATCTACTTTTTCTTTAATACGTGTAAGTTCGATTCCAGTTAATGTTGATAACATTCTTTCAAGTATTCTGACGCCCGTTGTTTCTAAACTAAAGAGTGATGTTTTATAACCTTGTTTAGCTATATTCAACATCATTTGAAGTGCAAATCCTGTTTTACCTACTGAAGGTCGTGCTGCAATCACAATAAGTTGTGTTGGCTCTAAACCACCTATTTTGTAATCCATTAAAGGAAAGCCAGTTTTAATTATTTTTTTAGGTTCATCACTATAAAGTTCTAATACGAATTCATCTACAATTTGTTTTGTACTCGTTTCATCTGAAGTACTAATCATTGAAACTTCATTTAATTCTGTAAGCATTGTTTCAAATGTTTTTATGCTAGGTGAAAGTTTAAATTCATTAATAACTTCGTTAGCTTCTGAAATTTGAAAAAGCTCTAAAAGATATTGTTGGTATCTTTCAAATACGCCATAACCTATGAAGTCTGAATTATAAAGTTTTTGTATCGTATCAAAATCTAAAAAATTTCTATTCTTTGTTGTCTCAAGAAATATTTCATTATGATCTACCTTGCCATTTTCAAATATATATTTCATAAAAACTCTAAAATCTCCATAGCTAAACATATATGGTTTTACACGTATTTTTTCGACAAGTTCAGGTTTCTTGAGTAAACTCGCAATAATTGTACTTTCGATATCTCTACGTTCATTCATATTCGTTCACCTCGAATTCACGCAGTTTCTCTTTAAACTCATCTAATATCTTTTTTCTTTCAGCTACATATTCAGGATCGTTCTTCATCTTCCAGCGATGCTCTTTTACATCTTTAGGTACTTCTTCATACTTTAATTTTTTAGGTATTTTTCTCATAATCTTAGGCAATGTAGGTGGATATGGATTACTATTTTTAATATAGTTATTCATTTCTTTCAATGTTGGTTCATAATCGCCATTTTCACTTAACACATCTATCCAGGTTTCCAATTTAGGTGTATCAAATTCCATGTTATAAATACGTCTAACTTTATCTATAATTTCAAATGCTTGTTGTTTCGTCATACTCATTAGTTAGCACCTAGTTTCTCTTTCATAGTTGCAAATACATCATCAGTTTCGTTAGATTTCTTTTTCTTAGGTGTTACTTTAGCTAATGCTTTTTCTTTAGTATCTACTCCTTGATTATTCCAATTTTTTAATACTTTAATTAAATAGTTAATATCTTTGTTGTTTTCTTTACAATATTTGATAGCTACTTTAGTTATTTCTAACTTATTATCTTTAATAAGATTAATTTCATCTTCTAACTCTTGTAGTTTTAATGGACTTTGTATCATCTCTATTTCTTTAGTTATTAATTGAAAAATTTTTGAGATGTCACTGTCACTATTTATACTTGTATTATTTTTTCTTGTATTATTCTTTCTTGTATTATTCTCTTTAACATTTGCGTCAATAGGGGTATTGACAGAATTATCAATAGGGGTATTGATTTTCACGTCAATAGGTATTGACGATTGCGTCAATGGGTATATCTTTCTTTGTTTTACTTGATTACGATTTTTGATTATTTCTATTTTTAAATATCCATACTTATTAAGATTTGATATTCTTCTTGATATTGTTTCTTTTACTACTTCATATAATCTTGCAAAGTAGCTGTTTGTTGCTGTGCAGTAACCATACTTGTTACTTAATGAAGTGATTTCAGCAAACAGTAGTTTTTCACTATCAGTTAAACGATTATCATATCTTACGTTAGCTGTGATAATTGAGTAGTAACTAGGTTGTTCATTCATTTTTCATCACTCCCGTACAATATCCATTGAGGTGTAGTGTGGAACTCCTGTGCCATTTTTCTGATTATTTTCATTGAGGGTAATTGAGCCCAGTTTTCCCAGTTATACACAGTCATACGCTCTACACCTAAACATTCACCAAACTCGTATTGCAGTAGTTCAGCATTTACTCTTATATCTCTAATTCGTTCAGAAATCTGTATTCTATCTTCAAGTCTTAATATTATTGATCGCATTCGTTTTCTCTCCTTTCAACATGGTGTTTAATTATCATTTTTAGAATTCTAATTACCGACATATTTGATAAACCTGTTATTTCTAGAAGAACAGTACTTAAAATTACTAAGTTGATTGTTCTTTTTATTGCTATCTATATAATTAACTTCTAAAACAGAATATCTAACAAACAAAAACATGACTAATCTATGCATTGATTTAGTAACTTCTTTATTTTCAGATAACGTCACACAAATATAATCGTTAGATCTTTTTAGATTTTAATATTTTATCGTTTGGCACATATTTACCTTTTAGTCTTTTTATTCTTCATAAATACTTTTATAACCTACAACATCTTTCCAAATTCCACTCATTTAGTCATTTCCTAGAAAGACAACATTGAGTCATCAATATCTATTGCACCATTAGCATTGGTAAAAAGATTATTCCCTGTTAGTGCTTGTCTTTGTTATTGAGATGAGTTATTTTGCTGATTATTACCTTTACTATCTAAAAAATGAACTCTTTCAGCTACAACTTCAGTTACATATAGTCTTTGTCCTTCATTATTTTCATAATTACGTGTCTGAATACGCCCTTCTACTCCAACAAGTGAACCTTTAATTAAATAATTATTTACGTGATCTGCTTGTTTTTTGAATGTAACTACATTGATAAAATCCGCTTCACGTTCTCCATTTGAATTAGTAAACGTTCTATTTACTGCTAAAGTAAAAATCGATACACTAACACCATTAGGCGTTGTTCTATATTCAGGATTTTTAGTCAATCTTCCTACTAAAACTACTTTATTTATCATGATTCAATTCCTCCTAGTCTTCTTCTGATTAAGTTTCTAGTTTTAATAATCTGTTGCTTATCTAAAGTGTTTACGTCCATCATTTTCAATTTGCTTATTTCATCTTTATATTTTTCTGAAAGTCCGCTATTTTCTGTTATTTGTATAAATTTATTTGCTTCATCTCGTAGTATGTCTTTTAATTGATTACTTGAATTTGCTCATCTTCTTGTTCTGCGATAAGGTTATAAACTTGTTGGTAGTCAGCTGATAAGTCAAATAAACTCGACATTGATTAAGCACTCTCCTTTAATTACTTTCTTGGCTAATTCAAAATTCTCTAATATACTTTTATCTTCGTAATGTTCAAAAAAGGTAATAATTTCACAGTTATTTTTATATCTATCTGAATAGTGAAAAAGAAAAACCTTCACTTCGTTTTTACACTCACCAGTACTAAACTCACATTTAATGTGCTCTTTACTATGCATAATTAAATCGTTTAATTCGTTAGCAATTTTTAATAGCTTATGTTTCATTTTGTTCTCCTGTGATATAATTGAATTGAATTTTATTTGAAATTTGTTTGACTGTTTGCTAATTGCCGTTAGCATTCAGTCTTTTTTTGTTCAAAGAAATACACATCAAAAAATAAATACACAAATAATGATGCAAATAGTGCATACGCTGTTGCTCGTGTAATAAAAAATTCTGCAATCATTAATGCAAAGAATATAGCTATAAATGTAAATCCAGTAATGAGCGTTACTTTAGTTTCCTTAGTCATATCATCACCTCCTTAGTTGTTTATGCGATTAAGTATTTTTTGATATGCATCTAACACTTGCGGATATAGATACAAAACTCTTGTGCCAACTCGTCTTGTTATTTCAACAATTTCAGGTTCAACTACAATTTTGTTAACTAGAGTTGATTTACTAAGACCTGTAATAGTCACTAAATCTTTAATATCCACTGCAGCAACTTCTCTTTTGTAGTTGCTTAAAATACTTTCTACTTTTTCTTGCACTAGTTGATTAATAAAGTCATTGTCAATCTCAATAGATATATTGCTCATTTAGACCTCCTAATCGTTACATTCTAATTTTTTATTTCTTCCTTGATTTCAAGAATTTTAGCAATACGTTTCTTTTGTTCGAATGCATCTCTACGACCTCGTAAAATATCTGATAGATAAGCACTTGAAATACCTAACATATCTGCTAGTTGTTTATTTGTGATATTACGCTTCAATAACTCCGTTCTAACTCTTAATCCAAATTCCGTTGTTGCCATTGTCTTTACCTCCATTAACTTTTTTGCTAAGCATATAAATTATCCATTGTCATAAAATAACATTTATGCTAATATTTAAGCATAGCTTAATAAACCTATAACAACGCTATAAAGCACTATTAAAAAGGTTGCTATTACTCGTTCCCCAACGAATATTTGTTATATGTTTAATGGCTAAATTTAAAGCTTAAGTACAGTGTAATAACTTTTATGCTATTTGTCAAACAAAAATAACAAAAAAGTTAACTGTGATAGGAGAATCTTATGAGTTTAGTACAAAGAATACGCAACTTATGCAATTCCAAAGGTTTGACTTTTGCTGAATTAGAAAGAATTTTAGGCTTCTCTAATGGACAAATAAGAAGATGGGAAAAAACTAAACCTGGAATTGATAAAATTCAAAAGGTTGCTGACTATTTTGATGTATCAGTTGACTATCTACTAGGCAGAGAAAAAGATGAGTATACTGGAGAAAAGAAAGATGAAGATATTCTTATCATGCACCGAGCAACAGAAAATATGACGGAGGCACAGAGAAAAAAAGCCTTAACTATACTTGAAACCATGTTTGACGATTGGGATGAATTAACAAAGTAAAGGGGCTTTTAAATGAGAGTGAATTACCAAAAATCTTTTTATAACGCTGCAAAGGCAGTTTCTAAAATATCTAATGGTTTAGATAACTTGTCTTTTCCATTAGATATTTTAGAAATTATTTCGCAAGATCAACGTATCAAACTAATGACTTTTAATGAATTCTCAAATAAAACTCACACTCCTCATTTTCAAATATCCAGTATCTTTGGTTCAGAAGATGCATTTCACATCAGAAAAGGTAACAAAGCTTTAATCATTTATAATGATTCTCTACCCATGAATCGATTAAGGTTTACATTGGCTCACGAGTATGGACACTTTGTTATGGGACATACTGGAATTAATTTAAATGAACATTTTACCTACGAGGACTTTTACAGAAGAAAAGCTGAAGAATATGAAGCAAACAGTTTTGCATCATGCTTGTTGTTTCCTTTACATATCAGATATCAATATCTCAATTGTTTAGACATAAATAAAATATCTAAAGTATTTCAAATTAGTGTGCAATCTTCTGAAATTGCTTTAAAAGTAATTAAGAGTCACATGAATAGTGGTTTAGATAATTATATGTCTAGTAATGAAAATCTTCATCCCAAAAACTATCTACTTTTCTTAAAAGAAAGTTTAGACAGTCATATGGATTACATTAATGAATTTAACTATATTTATGATTTACCTATATAGCTTTATTACATCTAATATTTCGAATTTTTATAGAGGAGAACAAAAATGAAAAAAATTTTATATTCAATTCTTTTAGTAATTTCTGGATTTATGCTTTTAATTGGTTTTTTGGCAGTATCAGAACAAGGGATAGAATTTATGGACGTAATTTTATTAACTATTTTCTTAATATTATTTTTATTCAGTTTATTTAAATTATTTAAATCTAATAAAAACAAAAATTCAAATAATTATTATGAACATAATTTGAATAATTCAAATGAGAAACATAAGCAGCAAAAAGATATCTTACATAATACTTTTAAGTCTGACAATAATCCTAAGCCAAAAACAGTAGAAAATGAAGATATTTCAAGTGAATTATTTCAAAGTAATAATAATCTAAAGAAAGAAGTAGAAGAACAAAAGAAATATATTAAAGAGCTTGAAGAAAAAATCAATAAAAATGATTCTACAGAATTAAATGAAAATAGTGAAGATAATGAAATATTAAGTGATAATATAAATTCCAAAGATTCTCCTGAAAAACAATTTGAGACTGTAAATTACAAACAAAATTTAGCTTCACTTACTTATGATAATGACGAAATAATTGATTTTAATTCTAATAAATTAGATTTAACTTATACAAAGGCTCGTAAGCTTTCTTCTGATTTTGTAGTATTGGATTTTGAAACTACGGGATTAAAATATTCAGAACATGAAATAATACAATATGGTGTAGTTGAATTTAAAAATGGCGCGATTATTAATGAAACCACTCAATTTTTCAAACCGGATGAACCTGTTAGAAAAAGCCTTGTAAAAAAAATAGGTATTACTAATGAGTTTTTAGAAGATAAACCAAAAATATCTGAATATTATATGGAAGAATTACATAATTTGCTTAAAGGTAAAACAATTGTCGCTCATAACGCTCCATTTGACATGAAATTTCTTTTAAAGAATCTTCATGATTATGATATCGACCATGAAAGATTTAGAGTTTTCGATACTTTACCGGCTGCAAGACGCTTAATACATGAAACACCTAATCATAAATTGCCTACACTTAAAGAATATTTTAATTTAGATGATGGAAGTTCACATGATGCAATAAATGACGCTAGAGCAACAGGTAAATTAGCATTATTACTTTTAGAAAGAATGAATTGATACATAATGGGTAGCTTGTCTACCCTATTTTTATACAACAAGAATTAACAACTAGGAGATGATTTACATGGCATCGTTCGAAAAACGTGGTAGTAAATGGCGTTTTAAAATTCATTATAATGATAATTTAGGAAGAAAAAAATATATTAGTAAATCTGGCTTTAGAACGAAACAAGAAGCTAAACGCGCTGCAGTAGAATTAGAGAGTAAAATTAATAAAGGCTATAAAGAAGAAAAAAACTATACTCTAAAAGAATGGCTGGATTACTATCTTGAAACTTGGAGAAAAAATAAGATAAGCGATAATAGTTTTGACATTGAACAATTCTCTAAGAAACGAATATTAGACTTTTATAACGATATAAATATAAAAGATATCACACCTTCAAAGCATCAAAGTTTTATCAATTACTTAATTGAAAAAGGTTATAGTAAATCCACATTATCTAAAACACATAATTTATTAAAGCGTAGCTTAGAACGAGCTAAATATGACAGACTCATCTATCACAATCCATGTGATGGTATAACCTTGCAACACATAGGTTTGAAACAACAAGAAAAAGCTAAATATCTACCTAAAGATAAAATTAAACCATTTCTAGATATGGTACGTAAAAGAGATGTATATCAATATTTTTTATTTAGAACGCTAATAGAAACTGGTATGAGAATTGGCGAAGCTAGTGCTTTAAATTGGAATGATTATGATAGAAAACTTAAAACATTATCAATTACTAAATCATATAATCAAAAGTCTAATAAATTTGGACCCACTAAAAATAAAGAAAACAGAGTTATCTTTATTTCAGATGAGTTAGCTAAAGAACTGTTTAAACTTAAGAATCTACAAAATAGTAACAAAATTGTTAATGCGGATTTCTATAATAATTCTTACGATTATATCTTCTGTAATGAGTTTGGTGAACCATTACCACGTTCAACAACTCATAATACTATGATGTATGTTACTGGAAAATTACTAGGTAAAGATAATAGATTAAGTATTCATAAACTAAGACATACACATGCTACGCTACTTCTAGAAAGCAATGTACCTATGAAAGTAATCCAGGAACGCTTAGGTCATAAATCTGAAGCAATTACGAGTGAAGTATATAGTCATGTAACTAAAAAAATGAATGATGACGCTAAAGAAAATTTCGAGAAGTATATAAAGAATGTTTTTTAA